AAGATTTTAATAAAGCAATCTTTCTATCAGCATCTTTATCTTTAGAACTCTTTCTACTATTTGAATTATAAATATAAACTGCAAAACAAGCATTAAAAATAGCTATGACCACCATAGCTATTTTGTAAGCATAATCAAGAATATCATAAAAATTCATCGTAGATTCCATCAACATTTTTTCATTAGTTAATGAATTCGTTATGACTTGTAAAGTATCTATCATTTCCTTATTTATCTAATCCTGTTTTACGTTGTAAAATTCTGTCAATTGCTTCATTCAATGGTTCATGCAAATCATAGATGTTACCTTCCAAGTCTAGTTTCTCGTATAATTTTTCTTTACCATACACCTTAACAACATTAAAAAATAGTTCTTCCAAGAACGAAGGAGTTATTGAAAAAATATCATTAGGAATAACAAATTTCACTTTTTCACATTCATTAAAAAGTTCATCAATATGACTTTTCTCACGAACATCTAACCCTCTATCTCTCCCTGTAAAAACTTTAGACTTCACATTACCCAATTGAGTCCTATAGTTTTCTAAATTAATTATATTTGTTTTCATTTCTTATATCATCTTCATTTAACAATATTCGAATAAAAATGGCTGTACCTGGAAAATACTGATTCACGCTCCTTACATATCTAGTATCAGGCTTATCCAATAAAGAACCAGAAGAATTAAATGATATTATTCCACGAGGCACTCCATTATCATCTTTCAAATCAGACAATCTATAAGTCCCGTCAAATTCTATGATAGAATTTCCAGAAAGAATATACATACGAGACACATCATCTACATCTTTATTTCCCTTCAACTTAAAAAAACTTTCAATAAACTGAATAGTACCATTACCACGTTCCTGATTGGGTACACTAGTTACCCCTTGTTGTAAGGAATACAATGTCCATAAAGTTTCTTCAGTGAACTCTGCAGTCCTAAACCAACGTTTCTTAGTAAAAGCATCCGAAAGTTCTTGCATCCTTGAAAGACATTCAGTGTTTAGTTTTACCTCATCGATTGGGTATTTAAACTTTTCATAAATCGACTGACCAAAATTCATAATAACAAGATTAAAAACGCCATAATGTTTGCTATCATCATTACATTCCTCGAAGTATCCAATCATATAACGATAATTAAGACTAGAATGTTCTTCAGCATTTATTAAAGTTTCGCCTACAACATATCCCATTTCTCGTAAAGCCTTAGAATTAAGAGTCTTATTAACTCTTTCCAAACATTTATTCACATATTCAATCACGTTGGTTGTATCAATCTCTTTTTGAACCAATCTTGTCTGAGATGAAACATTCATACCATCGAAACAGTGCAATCTAAAAGGCACAATTTCTTTATAAGACACTTTTCTATTAATAAGAACAGTGGGAGATCCAACAGAATTAACCATTCTACATATTTTCTCATCATTATAGTTCTTTCCACCAACAGCTCCCCAATTTATATATTTATACAAATTTGCCTTCTTACAAAGTTGATGATATCTATCTATATCAAGCAAAATTGCATCTAGAAATACTTGTGTTAGAAGATCCGTTTTAATACAATGTTTATAATCAATCCATAGTGTATTACATGTTTGATAAACAAACGCAGCTATCATTTTTTGTAAAAACGAATAACTTTCGTCAGGGTTAGTTATAATAGAGAACTCTCTTGGGACCTCAAGTATATACTGATGCTGTACCTTTCCCCTCTTTATCTTTTTCGAGTAAAATAAGCACTTTTCATTCGTCATCATATAACTTAAATTACGAGGTAAAAAAAGGTTTATCGCATCTTGATAACACTTTACATCCTTTGCAAGAGCTCGATAGGGGGCATTTCTCTCAAATTCTTCTATCTCCCTCTTTTTTTTACGCTTCTTATATTTTTTCCTTGTGACTCGGCGCCGATATCTTTTAAGAGCAAGTCTTTGGATTATTAACCTCCTCTTGCCAATTAATATACTTCGTTGCATTACATATCGTTAAAATACTATCAAATCATTTTTCTAATAAAAACCATTTAAACAAAAAATTTGGGTACAAATATACAAGAAAATTAATTTGCTTTCATTAATTAATAACAATTATTACCATTCCCATAAATTATAATTTAATCCAATCCCAATATATCCACCTGTTGGATAACCATATCCAATCTGTAAACCTAATCCCAAACGTTTCTTTTTCTGTAAAGGAGTAAGAGTAATAAATCCCTTGTCTCTGTATATTTCCATGGAATCAAGACTGGGCTTATATCCACTGACTACCGCCCGGTAATCATCGGTCTTATACTCTTTACTTGTAATCGGTACAAGTACCGGAATAGAATCTCCTTCTACGGTTCTGTCGGTGGTAATATCTATCATGATCGGTAAATATACCGTATCGATACGTTTCAGAGTTTCTTTTACCGGTTGGAGTATTGTGTCCCTTAATGTGTCCCGAATATGTACAGTATCTCCCTTAATGTACACCGTTGACGGATCGTGCGGATTACAACGCATCCACACGATCATACCCAACAATAGACAGACTAATATCCACGGAAGCGACTTCATATGCCTAGATATTTACAAATGCCTTTCACATGAAGAGAAACAATAGTCCGTTTCCCCTCCTCTGACAGCAGGAAATCCACATCTTCCCTGTTATCCTGAAACAAATTTTCTGTCAGAACAGCCGGACACTTCGTATGCTTCAAGATATAAAAACTACTCTCCTTATCAGGATCGCCATCTGCCATATCTTTCCGTATCTTCATTCCAGGCAAGCATTCTTCAGCAGCCCCATACAGATAATCAGCCAGCTTATCGGCTTTTGTCTGCCCCACACTGGTCCATGCTTCCCAACCACGTGCTTGCATCCAATTTGAACCATTACCGGCTGCATTGCAATGGATAGAAATAAGAATTGCTTCAGAAGTTTTATATTCATTCACTCGCCTACAACGTTCTGACAAAGGAACATCTATTTCCTCTTTCACGACCAGTTCCGCATCAATACCTAATTTACGCAATTCAAATACTACACGCCCAGCAATTTCACGGGTATAGGAGTATTCCCTTAACCTGCCATCTGGAGAACACTTACCCGGAGTATTACTACCGTGACCGTTATCAATCAATATTTTCATATCTTTCCTCTTTATCTAGTTCGTTTTCGATTCTATCAATAATTCCTTGTACATGTGTAGGCGTAGCCCGCTTAAATTCAAAACGTATTACATGGTAAATTATACGAAACCCTTTGTTTCTAGGATAAGCAATAATCAGATTCTTAAATGCGTTCTGAAGATATACATAAGAAAATACATACGTAATAGTCTTAATAACTAACAATGAGTTCTCACCATCTCCTATCAAGCTCATAAAGGAGAAGACTACTTCAATGATTATAAGATAGAGGAGAAGTTCGACCAAGGCATTTTTAAACTTATCCCACTTAAAGTTTTTACAACGTATAATTGAAACACCATCAGCCCTCATTCCGCACCAAATATTAAATCCAAACATTACAACTAATGCTATAAGAAAACCTTTAGTCGGCGTTAAATAAGCAAGAAGAGAACTGAACATCGAAACGAAAATAATTCGTATCTGGTCTACATTAAATAACTCATATAACCATCTCATAATATTAATCATAAAGTTACTACCAATATTGAAAACACAGTAATCAGCCCAGGAAGCAAAACAGTAGCTAATGCGTCAAGCCAATCAAAGATGAACCCGCACTTTTTCTGAATGTACTCAACCACTATTGCGGCAATGGCGGTTGTCGTTAAAGAAACAATAGCAGATTTACAGAAATCAATGCCTAATAGAAGGAAACAGAAAACAAGCATTACAACAAAGACGAACATCCCGGCTTTGACGTGTGCCGGTCGGTTAGATTGCAAAAGCCAATCATACAATACTTTTATACCCATACTCATAGCGTTTAATTATTAATAAAATATTCTGTATGGAACAAATGTATTGAGTATAATAACGAGTTTTACAAAAATGGAAAATCTTGGAAATCAATTCTATGATAAATATCTATAAAACAAGACATTATAATTTTCACTTTTTCCATAAATAAAAAAGGGATGCTTGATAAGCACCCCTAAACAACCAACAGATTGAACTATTAATCCGTAAACATATACACGGAAAGATCAACCTTTTCTATTTCGTCTGAAATTGTATCTCCATACATTGTTAGACACACCCGATAACGGTCAATACTTCTTTGAATCTGTTGCAAGGTAGGTTTCTCGGGATATTCCGAACTGGCAAAAGTTACCAGTTCTTCACCATTCTCACTGGTACCAACCACCCGGAAGTGATGACGTACAATCCAAGTTCCGTCCGGCTGTTGCTCGATAGGCTTAGCAATCCCACGCGGTAAGATATTTTTTTGATCCATGTTTTTTGATATGTTTAATTAGTTGTTTTCTATGGTTATATTTATTCTTCAATACAAACTTTTCAAAATGTCCTTCGATATAAACATATTCCCACCATTCAGGAAGCAACATCGCTGCAACTTTACGGCGGATATTGTACGTTGCAAAGTGTTTCATCAGGCCATAATAAGAGTTCATCGTACTCACAAACTTCTCAACATACGCTTCTGCAAATCCATTTTCAGCTATTCTATTAAATTTCCTGACAGCGTTATATGTGTTACCAACCACCCTGTTAGATACATAAATTCTACCAGGCAAAATGAACGCCCCTACAAACAAGACTCCTTTTTTATAATGCTGAAGATACAGTTTGCGTGGATGCAACCGTAAAAGGAGTTGTTCTTTCAGGAAACCATCAAGAAGATGGACTTTGGACAATATTTCTTCCGGTGATTTCACTACGATACAAAAGTCATCAACAAAGCGTACATAATATATGAATCCCAGTATTTCCATCACGAAATAATCATATACAGACGCCAGAAAGTTGGCTATGAGTTGCGACGGCAGGTTCCCGATAGCCACTCCCCTGTCAGGGTCATTATGAAACAGACTTTTATTACTGGGAAGTTTGTCCCACATGGAGACGGGAGAGCGTCTGATACACTTATTTTGTGGACAATGAAAGATAGTAACGGCTAGAAGGTAAAGCAGACATTCAATATCATCGCCTTTATAATTGTCCCTTACGAATATGTTCAGCATTTCCCATACCAACGATTTCGAGATAGACATGAAGAAACTGAACAGGTCATCTTTGAAAATGTACGCATCGGCAGTATAATTCTCACTGACCTCGACTATCATGTTATTCAGATAGTGCACGGCAGACAGACATCCCTCACCTTTCCGGCAGTTCTTCGAGACGTTCCCTTGTTCCCGAAAACGTTCCTCTAAGATCGGCTCGATACGAAGAGCGATCCAGTGATGGACAACACGATCAATGAAAGCGGCGGCAAAAACCTCCCGATATACCGGGTAAGTCCGTATGAATACTTTTGAAAAGTCCGGTACATATTCACCGTAAATAATAGAATACCATAGCCGCACCAATGCAGACTGATAATCATTATAAAACTCAACACAATCCGTACTCGTTCTTTTCTGCCTGGCACAATCTTCGGATGCTTCGAAAATACTGCTAAGAAGTATGTCATAGATTATATTACCTGTTGCGGCGAGGGGACGAACCCGGTTCGCGCCCTGGCGGTTGTTCGTGTTGACGTTGCCGTTGTTGAAGTTCACGTTCCAACTGCTGGAAGCCGTTGCATCCGCTATCTTAGTCTTTCCCGGCTCATCACCGGGGGGATGCCCAATAAATAATTCTAATTGCTCACTCATAATCCCCTTGGCGATTATGACTCCGGCTTTGCGACTTGTTGCGATCCGTTAGCTTTTTGCCGTTGGAGATCTGCAACCGTTTTTTTGTACCAGCCGGTACTTTGCTTACCGATGCTCTCTGCAAGCAGACAGATTTCGGCTGTTTGAGTCAGGCTGGTCAAATGTCGTTCTTCACACACTCTTAGCAGTAATTTCAATGCATCAAACTCACACAAAAACTTCATCAGATAATCTGCACGGTGCTCAAGGTTCATATCTGTATTTGCATAACGGATATATTCGCAACAATGGACGGCAAGCATCATCAACTCCGTACCAAATTCATACCGGAACGCCTTGGGGAATTGTTGCCGGGCATCAATGATAAGGTTCAGAAGCTTATACATCGAATTTGATATAGGAAGGTCTTGTGTAAGTGCCATGTTAATTTTTTGATATTTTAATGTATGTATTAGAGGGCGCAAAGTTAATAACTGTAAAGCAATTAACACAATTTTAGCTCAAAAAAGTGAAGCTAAAAAGCCCCTGCCGGGGCTTTTATTTAGCTAACCCTTTAAGGGATAAAGAATTAAAGGGATAAAGTGTTTATTGCGGCGAGGGGACGAACCCGGTACGCGCCCTGGCGGTAGTACGAGTTGACGCCGCCGCTGCCGAAGTACACGCCCCAACTGCTGGAAGCGTCATATTCGGTACTAGACCAATACCAGTCATTTGTAAATATATTTTGATTGCCAAACATAGAAGTTATGAGCTCATTGATTTCGGTTTTATACTTGGCCATAAGCATAAGTTCACCCAATGCGGGCAGGTTCCACACGGTTGTATCTTCAATTCCGTCAGATTCAAGCGTACAGGCTTTATAGGCTCTGGCAACTTCGGCGGCAGGGGTGCCGACAGTTCCCTGGGTGTCCTTGACGCCTGCAAGGGTTTCTATTATAACATCGGTATTTTCCTTGCCGTCGAAGGTATCATAGAGTCCTTGGTTACCACTGCCGTAGTTTTTCAAGCCGCGTAGGTCAGTTCCGTAGCCACCCCATTTGAACGTTTTATTGCCGCCTGCGTCAACGCAGTCGCTTTTAGCGATAATGAACTGGTGGCATTCGGCGCGAAGTCGGATGCCGATACGGATATACTTGGAGCGATTATTCGCGCTCATGGAGTTCCATTCGGAAGCCGTGAAAAAGACTTGTTCACCGTCTTCAATCCGGAGCGTAGCCAAAGAAAGGTCAAGAAGCGTACCTGACCATTGCATATATTTGGCGATGTCGCTTGCGGGGGTGTTTTCATTCACGGTTGTAAAACCTATTGATTTTAAGGCTTCTATCTGGTCTTGTTTATTCAAGCGCAGAAGCATGGCGCTGGCGATATTTTTATCCATTTTATTGTATAATATTAAGTTAATACTATTCGGAAGCAACAGCTCTCACATGAAGAAGGGCTGAATTTTTGTTTTGATTCGTAATACGCCCGGTATTCAGTTCGAACGCCCAGGCGGAGTTAGTATCCCAAATTGTTGATGACCAGTAGTATTTATCAGTCATCAGCATACTGTCACTACTCCAAAAGGTACGCATCATCTCATTGATTTTATCGCGGTAGCGGTACATCAGAAGCATTTGGCCGGATGAAGGAAGGAACCAGTTGGATTCATCCTCGATACCGTCACTTTCCAAAGTGTAGGCACGGTATGCACGGGCGGCTTCGGCAGCCGGCGCACCGATTACACCGCTATTGTTTTGGTCTTTCAGGCCGGTGATAATCAGGTCGGTATCTTCCTCACCCGTGAAGCAGCCGTACATGGCACCCAGTCCTTTTTGGTTCAGGCCGTCTATGGCTTTACCCTGACCGCCCCAATAGAAGGTAGTAGTCATATCGGCATTATAGCACTCCTGGGCGGCGATTACGAAGGAGTGTCCATGGGCACGGATACGAAGCCCGCGTTTGATATACAGTTGCTTATTAGCGAGCGTAAGGGAGTTCCATTCGGCAGCAGTAAAGTATGCCTTGGAGTTATCCGAAATACGATTACAGGCAAGATGCAGATCAAGCAGACCGGCGGCCCACTTGATACGTTGTCCAAATTCAGATGCGCGGGAATTCTCGGTGACATCCGAGAAGCCCACGGCGTTCAGTGCTGCCACTTGTGCCTGTTTATTCAAGCGAAGCAGCGTTGCGCTTTGTTCATTCGTCATAGTTACTTGTTAATTAAATCATTAATATCCATATTGTCTTCAGCAAACCGTTCGAGATATTCCTCGTAGGTTTCGCCGTTATAATATTCAAGGACTTCATTGATGTTGTCCAGCGTTACGTTATCGTAGTACGGTTCTCCGCCATAAGACTCATTATTGAACCAGTTGATCAGGTCGATGTAGGCATCTATGACGGTAAGGATGACAAGGCCGTCAATACCGGATTCAAGGGATTCGATTTCATCCGTTTCACGGATAACTGTCAGCTCATACGTGCCGTTGACTACCGGTTTATCCTGTCTGTTGCCGTCCTCATCCATTCCGGCAACTCCATATTCGAGAATGGCAAGAAGCTCGGAGCCGTCAGCCTTCAGGGTCATGTTCGAGATACGGAGCATGGAAAGTTTACGGGATGCCGCTTGTGAAGCGAGGACGTCACGGAGCATCTGAATGGCGTCAAGTTGAGGCGACGTTTCAAGACGCAGGCGTTGGACGTTCGGCATGGATTCTATTTGCAGGCCGGACGGGGCGGAAAGACCGGTATAGGTCAGTTCAGGAAGACCGACAAAACGGAGGCTTGTCATTGTTGGTGGAAGAGAGATGTCATTAATCGGAGAAGTCTCTGCAAGAGTGATGTTCTCCAGTTTGCTACCGGACGCATTGATATGGGCGATACGTGGGCATTTGTCGGTAACGAGCATAGCGATTTGTGTGTTCCGGATATCGAGTGATACGAGGAAGGGCATTTCGCCGCAGTTCAGCGAGGTAAGCGGTGCGTAAGAACCGATGGATTGTTCTGTATGGGTGTCAGAGCCCAAGATAAGGGTTTCCACAAGTTGCATGGCGGAGAAGCTCACCGTACTTGACAGGGAGATTTCAGACAGGTCGAGCAGCTTCATGCGGTCAGCCTGATAGATATACAGCAAGGCGCCTTCCTCATGTGAGAAGTTGGTGAATACATATTCTTCGCCCGCTTCAAGGAAGCAGCTTTCGGAAAGGTTGCCGCTAGCGTCATTGCCGACACCGAAGTAACCGTTTTTAGCAGCGACAATCCGGATGGTGGCGTTTGATTTGGAAGATACGCGCCCGGAAATTACACCGCTGAAGAAATCACCGGTTTGGAAATAGCCGTCACGAATACGCCAACGTCTTTCGATGAAAGACGGAAGGGCGGTAAGTCCAAGACCTTGCAGGGCATAGAAGTAAATAGCATCAGAGGTGGCGGTATAGGAGATGTATTTCCGTTCACCGTCGTAAGAACTAACCAGTTTCTGCCATTTTTTGAGCCGTTTGTCAATGAAGAAATGCGTAGCTCCTTCGGGTGAGAACGGGTGCAGGGTGACGCCGTCAATGGTCGCCTGAACGTTACGCATGGCGGCGGCAACGGTACGCAGGGAGAGTTCCGTACCGGATGAGTCAGTCCACACTACTTGCTGGAGATAGATGTTATTAAACAGAACGGAGCCGTAGCCAGCATAAGGGTTAGTGAATGTTTCATCGCTCGTCCGGTTGGGGTCCACCTCGGCGTCAACCGTACAGCCACCATCGTTATCCTTGCTGTTGAGCGTATCGCAGTCATAGATTTTATTCAGGTACATGCGCATGGCATCCTCGGAGCTGTACACACCGTCCGTTACGGAAGCGTACTCTTCCAGGAACCACATCGGCTGCATATTCTTGGCCCGTTGGTCAGTGGCGGCAAGGTAGTCGGTGAAAATGTCATAACTCAAGACACTTTCAGGGCTGGCATATTTATACAGGTTTTCCTTCCATGTCTTTTGCCAGTTCCCGCCTTTGGAGTAATCGCAGGAGTCACAGAAGCGCAACCACCGGTAGAGGTTGTATGGTACTTTCTTGCCCAATGCATAATCAATGGCGAGCTGGTCGTCATCGACAAGCGATTCAAAGTAGTAAGTCCATGCCGGAAAGGTATCGGCGGAGATAGTTCCACCGTCAACAAGTTTCTGAACCCATGAGGACTTATCGGTTTTCATGGCCATCATGTCTCCAACCGAGCCGACACCCTGGAACCAGTCCATTCCCTGGTAGTTCAGAAGTTCGAAGCCTTCCACGGGGTTAAGGACATCACCGGTGACATTCCATTTGCCGTTTTCGTATTTCATGGAGCCGGACTGCCTTTGCCATGAACCGTCCTGATACCTCATGAATCGGTATGAGCTTCCACAATACAGGGAAAGCAGATACGGTTTACCGGTATCGAGTCCGTCAGTCTGTTTGAACCGTGTTTCGATGGCATCAAGGGTTTCGCCGGAAGTTCCGAAGAACTCGATGAAATCACCATAGTTCAGACAGCCTTTGTTATAGCCGGGGGTATCCTTGAAGCCGAGGGCGAACTGTTCACCCTTGTCTTCCTTCCAGTTGCCTTTGGCATGGAAGTAGACATTTTGCAGGCTGTCATCTTTGCACCGGTAGGTGGCTACCGGGTGATTGGCGGTAGAGTGGTTCATCTGCAAGTCTTCGATATGCAAGTCACCGCTGTCAAATGTTCCGTCAAATGCACGTTGGACAGGTGTCATATAGTTACCACCTAAGGCACGGTATGTAACGTTCATCATTTCACAGGCGCCGCAGTCGTTCGCATTGCCGGAATCGGAGTAATCGACTTTTACGGTAATGACATCGACCGGGATTGTATTATCACCGACCTGTACTTTGTTGATGGCAGCCAAGGCTATTGCACGGCGTCCTTCCTCCGTCGTATCGTCTGGATTAAGTAGTATGATTCGAGTGTCCTTGTTTTTGCCTTTGCTCTTGGCGAGGTAGTAGCGTTTATTCTTTACCGGGCGTTTGGCAGAGGTGGTTCCCTGGTTGCGGGTTTGGACACTCACGGCCTTGAAGTTACGCCACGGGCGTTCGGGGTCAAAGTAATAGAGCGTGATGTATATCTTCGTACTGGTGGAAGTGGTGCCGTCCAGTGCTTCTATATCGGAGCCTTCATAGGGGCATTCGACAATGTAAGGCATACCGCGTGAATAGATTTCGGCAGCCGACGGGCGGCTTTGGGTACTACCCTCGGCTGTCTGGCTTTTAAGGATGTCCTCAAAGGCGTATTCCTTCACCATTACCTCTGTATCGGTCAGACGGACAAGGTAGTTCTTGAACGCCTGTGCCCATTCCATATAGGAGTTCCAGGCCATCATGTAATAAAGATACAAATCACCCAGTTTGCCGTCCATCGTTATATACTTGGTCTGAATCAGGGAGCCGCCGCCCGGAACATAACCAAGGCAGGCGACTTCCTCACCGTTGAGGAAGAGTTTCATCATGGAATACCGTGTGCCGTCACGTTCAACGTAGTTGCTTGCAGGTTCAACAACCACGGCTACGGTTATCTTTTCACCCTGTCGATAGGCGCGTTCTTCACGACGGGAAACGCCATTGTTACAGAAGATGCCGACCACCCGGCCGGTGACATAGAAGCCGGCACCGGACGTTTCGTCATAGCAGCTAAGGAGCAGGGCATCATCATCGGTCACGTTCTTGGAAGCGAAAGCGAACTGGATGGCGGCACCGTTGGATTCGATGGACGAGCCGGCAAACGGGGCATGGTTTAATGACACGCCCACATTCTCGGCTACGCGAAGGCAGTTCTCACCCAAGAATGTGCCAAAACCGTTGGTAGTCCAGTTGGCACCGTCCACTTTCATTTCATAATTACCGCTGACAATGCTATGGTCAGTTTCCTGATTGGTACGGGATGAGAAGTCAAAGTTATAGATGGCGCCTTCTTTTATGGCGGCGTCAATGGCGGAACCGCTAACTGTCACCCGGACAGGTTCGCTAGTCACGTCCTTGCATACGGCAGTATAGTTGACCGTATCGGTGCCGTCAGCCTTGTAGCCCTGCAGTTGTTGTTTGACCTGATAGGTTTTGTTACGACTGGCAGCAATTTGTGTTACCTGCACGTTATTGGCTTTCACGCTGACGGGTGAAGTCATTTCCAACGGGTCATAACAGGCAACATCAAGTTCTACGGTTTCGTACAGTCGGACTACTCCACCGTTTTTATCATCGTATCTCAAGGCGACAAGAGGTGTGGAACTATTCGGGTCAATTACCATGATAGCCGTGTAGATGACATTTCCTTTCACTCCGGATGCGACATCCGTTCCTTGGATGCGCAAGGGATAGGTACCGTGTTCTAGGCCGAGGGAAGCAGGGCGGATTACAACGGAGTGCGAGTAGTTGTCATTTACAACGGTGGTAGACAGGGATTGCCATTCACCATTAATCTTGATGTCAACCTGGGCACTGATACCTTTATCAGAGGTGTTGTTTCCGAACTTATAGAGTGGAAGGCTGAAACTTTCAGTTGTCGGAGTAAGCAGAGTTTCAGGGGTATAGTTGAGCACCTGCACACAGGTACAGGTAATATCAACAGCTGTTACATTGACATTCTTGGAACCGGTGTTGCCGCTTTCGTCAGTGGCTATCAGCTTGAATTTCCGAGTACCAGCAGCCGTAAAGTATGTGGTGAAGTCCAGTTCAAAGGAGAAGTCCTTCATGTCACCGGAAGATGCTTTGTTGACGGTTTCAGTCCAGACGGTAAGCCCGCTTTCACGGTCTACGAGTTCCAGTTTCTCAATCAGGTTGTCAGAGGATTCGACACCGTTCGAGGTCACGGAACGAATGGCGGCAAAGGTTCGTAGCGTGGAGCCGTAAGAGCCATAGACAGGTGTCGACTGGAAAGCAATGGCAACAATGGTACCACCAGTTTGACCGCCGCCACCCGTGCCGATAGCGAACTGCACTTCATCGCCAAGGGTTTCACCGGCAGCGTTCTTCATCTGAAGTTTTACAATGCCTTCTGTTTCCACGTTTACGTCGAGGTTGGCCGGAACATAGGCATAGGCGCCACCAGTTGAAAAGGCGTCCTTTCCCCCTTCCGCCGGTTCATCGGAAGTTTCAAAAACGGAACTGCCACCACCATTCCCGAAGGGTTTCCAAAGAGAAGGGGTCGCAAAATCGGACACAGCACCCTGGAACTGCCGGGTTTCCATTTCATACTCGCCTGTTTTGTAAGTAATGATGAGACCCGTTCGCTCATATTTGACGCCAGATTCCTGTTGATAGGAGACAATGGCGGCAATAGCGGTTTCAAGGGTATAGTAGCCGTCTTTCAATGGGCGGATCTCATCAACAATGACGATGGGGTGTGTTACATCGTCAGCGGGCGTGCCGCTCTTCATATCCTCAAGGGCTTGCTTATCCTCGGCGGACAAAAGGCCGGCTTGTTCAAGGGTAGCAGAAGGCAAACGGAAGCTGTCATCCGTTTCTTTACCGGTTGTTTTGGACACTTTCTTAAAATACACATCGAGATAGGAAGCGTCAGACAGGACGGAGAAAGAACCCGGTTTGATTATATCGGAAGGGATATTTTTCATTGTATCTTCCAAAGACTTTCCACGGTTGCCGGGGAAAGCTTCTTCTTCACCTTCCCCAAGAGACAACGGTTCAGGCAGACATTCAGAAGGAACTTTACTTTCTTCGTTCAAAGGAGCGATACCGTTCGCTTTTCCTATCCTTTCCTCAAAGTCATTTATTACAGAAGTCCATTTGCCCCATGCAACACTCTCATTGGAAACAATACCTATTCGTGAGATTGTACAAACTGTACCTAAATATACACCTTCGGCATTGTCTGACATGGTAGCCAGTTGTATACACGAAGTGAATGATTGACAAACCTTATTAAGCTCCAACCGTTCAATTTGTATATTTACAGGAATCTTAGACGAATCAACAGACAAAATACACCGATAATTCCCAATAGAAGAATCCCCGGAATACATTGTTTTTAATTTATCTTTAAAGCTACCAATAGTAGTAAAAGAGCCAATACTTTTAAATGGGTCAGTCAAAGGATTGGATTTATCAGACACTCCTGTTATACGTTTCAATAACTCGGCGTCTCCATCCGATAAATCTTTTGCAATCTTATTGACATTCTCCACTAATGCATCAAAATCCCCATTCACCATTTTAGCAATGGTACTTGAAAGCAAATCAATAGATATTTTCCGACCACCACTAACTTCAACATACATATCTCTAGATAGCTCTGTTGTATCAGCCAGTTGTTCTATTGTAAGACTGTTTGTCTTCAACGCTTGCAGCACAAGGCTAATAATTTGTTGTTTCTCTGACTCTGTCATTTTATTCTATCTTTATTGTTTAAAACTATTATATTAATTTGATGACGGATCAGAAACTTCATCAGAAGCAACAGGTAACGTATCAACAAATTCACCGTCCCAAGTCACCTCATAATAAGTCCTATCATCAGTTCCTTTCAAGAACTCTAATATACCTCCTGATAATAAATCAATATCGTATGAACTTCCCTTTTGAGAAAATTGAACTTCATTCGAATAACCTCCCAAGACAACTGTAATCTGATTAACTTCCGAAGTTACGACACCAGCGCTTGTGAGATTAAAAGGTATCATGAACGTCACCCCACTATTAGCCGGTTTATCCAAAATCACTTTACAACTATAATTATGAGATGTAAAAAGACTAGTCATAATCTTATGATAATGCACATACAACTTACCGGTGATTACTGACGTATATTCTTCTACAGCTTCACCACCAGACTTTATGCTCCTCAACTCTCCACTGTCAGATGTTATCCTATAAGTATCATTTTGAATTCTTCTTATAGACATTTGGTTGTTCCACTCCAAAACAGGATTAATCGTTTTTACCCTCTGTAACATTTGATTGAATACAAAACTCTTCAATCCTTCGATTTGCTGGTTAAGTTCCGGAACATTACTTTCCTTTCTTGCATATCGAATACCATCAAAGTAGACGTAATTACAGCATAAGACACGATTCAATAATTCAGCAAACCATACAGGGCATCCCATCCCATTTCCAAGCGTGAATAATATAGTTGTATATTCGTGGCTGAATAGCTCAACAATATCCTCATCAGAGGTCACGAACTGCTCATTATCCACACCGAACGTCCATCCGTTATCTTTGAAACCACCAGGAACGCGAAAATCAAAAAAGTATTGCATCCCATCTATCCACCAGACAGCATCAAGACGCTGCTTATTATCTTTCATTGAATACTGAATAAGGCTGGTTTCTGATAACTCACATTCATCGTCCGTAACTTTAAAAATCTCACTCGTATTCCCATTAACTGTTACAGTATAGTATCCACATGGAAGCAATGAAATGTTATAGAAATAAAGAATCTTATCATCATTCATCTTCCATGAGCTTAATGATACAGGTGTAGATATATTACTTAAAAGATTATTAATGTATACTATAGGTTCCTGCTCTTTGGCTGTCAAAATCAATTCAACAAAAATCCTGTCTGTACGTGCGAATAATTGCACATATTTACTCTTCGCTCCAAATTTATCGGTAGACGGAGAAAAAAACAGTGGGGTAAACGGGCTTATAATCATATTTCTAGGCTTTTGTTATTGAACGGACAAATAAATCATACTTCACTCCCTCGTTTCTCTCAATTGTACTACTCACCTCTTTGATGTAGCCCTCGTAAACTAGATCATCTTTTAAGATTTTAATCGTTTCATCATCTGTTGGTGGAATATCTTCATTATAAGTTGTGAATGAAACATCTCCACAAGTTATAATACCACTTTCAACGTTAAAATCATCTTTCATTCCTATACCATTGACAACAACATCACTATTACCGTCAGAAGAAGAATAAGATAGTTTTTTAGTGAACATACCAATATAGCCGGCATTTGCTTGCAATATGCCTCCTTGCCAATACATGGTATTAAACATCGTTTCAGGATCAAGTACGCCACTTATTTCCCAACCGCTCCTTATAAGCCTATACTCTTTATATGTTTGTACTCCGCCATTATCATGTAATGTAGTACTGGCACAAACAAAAAACACATCATTGTCACTTTCACTATCCGTTGTATCTTGGCCTCTCTTTTGCGATAAGAATTCAATTCCATAAACATCAGCACGGTAAGGGCTAATCAACTCTAATACATTATCAGTTATATCAATGCCAGTAGTATATTCAGTAGTAAATCGGAATTCGTCACGACCATTCATACTTTCATAGTCCTGTTTATCATATCCTACCCTAACCAAAGAATATATTCTTGATGAATCAACCTTATACTCAAAACTAGAAAAGCTGCTATTTAAATCCTTTACATTGTTATCACTAAACAATTTGTCCCGGTGTTTAAAAAAAACAGTGACACCATTGATCACAGGCACAAAGCCAAAAACTGTTTCCATCCAGTTTTTAAACTTTGTATAAGAAGTATATAGCTTAGCTTGGGGGATTCCACGAATACTTTCAGCAGCTAATATCACGCAATTATCTAACCTTTCATCAGCACCTGAAGCTATTTCACCATAGATACCTTCATTTCCACCATTCATGCTTTTAAGCAATCGGTTTAACACATCAATAGGTCTTATTGCATCCACATAGATAGGGTTAGCTCGAGAAGTAAAGCGTGTCTCAAATTTGAAATTACGAAAATAAATATTGCCAGTAGAAGCATTAACTCTGTTAAATGTTACCTTCAAATCAAAAAATAAAGCCTGTCCTTTAGTCAGATGAATCTTGATGGATTCATTCAGATTACTTGGGGTAACGTCCCCCTTATTATACCCCCATCTTTTCAACTCGACTAAACGACCATCTTCGTAACGCCCACCTAGAACAATTTCAGCTTTAGTTGTATACGCATCACTATAACTGATATAGTATTCAAAACTAAAATTCAATACTATATCAATGTCGGACAAGGCTTTAACAAATACATTTGGATCATCTTTCGATTCCTGTGGTGCATCATAAAACTCAAGAGGTGAATCCCGTGACGGAAGTTCACCACCAGAAATATATAAGGGAAGCGAATATGTTATAGCTTCTACATATATTCCTTTGTCAATTACAATATATTGCAAAGAAGCATCATTTTCTACAGTATTACCACCTAATGTATGCGGTTGACTATAATTCATACTTACAGAATCATAATAAAGCTGATATACATCTTTTATCTCATCTACCGAATATTCGTACTGCGTTCCTTTGTTAGCCTTTATGATATTAGCGACACTATCATCTATCGAATTAATAGAAACAGTATTTCCATCATAGGTCAATGAACCGAAATCCAGTCGGCAACTGAAGAATTCTTCATAAGTATGAGAATTAGTTATAGTATAAACAGTGATACTAGCATTAGAAGCCAGGTATTTGCTCAAATACTCCTCCAATATGAGATCATAGGCTTCTCCCACAAACTGGAATTTTGAAGTAAAGGTTCTAGTTATTCCTTCAAGTCCGGAGCGTTTACGGGAAAACTTTATTTCATCCCAATTCTGAATACAAGATTTGGGAATATCATAAGAAATACTATCAACGGTAAGTACATATTTACAAAGCATTTTAACTCCTTTTGAACGTTCACGAGCAAATATATAGAAAAAGCCAACCGGTTTCCCGATTGGCTAAATTCTTGAAAATCATGCTTTGCTAAAATGCAATATAACTATCTGTTTTTCAAAACAATATCTATACCAAGGAATAAAAAGGACTTTTCAATGTCCTACATACTAATCTTTCCCTTTTAAAATGTCATAGAAATGTTCTACAGGTTAAATATGCATTATAAAAACAATTATATTAATGCAGAAACAGTACGTACCCCTTTAAATAGTTTCCCTAGTTCCTTATGTTTAGTAAAACACCAACCATGAACTTTTAAAAATAAATCTAATTCTGCTTGTTTAGGTTTAGCCGTATATGCTCCTAATACATTCTTCCTATTTGTTTTAAATTCAATATCTGACAATTTTATTGCCGGTATATTGCAAATTGTATATATAAATGGAGAATCAATTAACTGATATATTACCTTATATATTTCAGGAGGAATGTAATATGCATATTTCACTAGAATTTCTCTTCCTCCATCTATCATTCTTTGATTCTCGGAAAGTAAATATCTTTCCCAAGATATTTTTGGGGTAACAGGAGCAATAGCATCAAGTTGCAAAGAATCATAAATTCTTCGAAATTCATCTTCCAAGAAAATACCTTTATCTGTTTTAGGGGCATAATATCCACAATCACGGTAAGCCGTTTGCCAAAAGCTAATAAATTTATTACACCAAAGAGTTACATCATTATATGCCGCAAACTCAAGCGGTTTTTTCTTTCTAACTTCAATTCTTCGATATAATCTATCAATTACCAAAACTGTCAGAGCAGTCGTGCTCACATTTACAAAAAGGCTTATTCCTATATTATTAACAAGTTCTTCTTCTCTCAACATCAATACAAAAGAAAAAATCAATAGTGATAATATCACTAATATTATCATTTTATAGTCATTCCAAAAATCTTTCATATCTATTCTTTTCAAAAATATATCTATTAATCCAACAATAATTTATTCACCAACTCACCCAATAGCATTAAACTCGGATATATTACAAATATAAGTTTTTTTTGTATATCCACATAGAATATACTTCCATAATTCATTCTATTGCTATAAATTTACAAATATAAAGACCCTCAAATTTTGTAATTCAGAACACTTTGCAGGTTATTATGAGCATATATAAGTTACCATTCTGAAACCTTACTCATTATTATCCTATTTCTTGAAGTATAAGCTTCCTGCCAGAAGAAATACGACTTCTTACAGTTCCAACAGGAATGTTCAGGATTTCACTTATCTCATCATAAGAATATCCACTAGCATAATACATCACACTATCAATACAACGGGATTTTTTAGCACACCGTTGTATTGTGGAAACCAAATCATCAAACAGTATTGAATGAGCTGTACAGTTAGAAATGGCACTTCCGTCTACCATATCAAGCCCTGTAAAATGTATAAGGGAATTTCTATTGTATCTTATTATATAAGTATTCCTCATTATAATAAGGCACCACGGTTGAAGTGGTTTAGAACAATCAAATTTATCACGATTCACAAGTAGCTTATAAACTGTATCACCGGCTAAGTCTTCAGCATCTTGCATGGAACAGCAGAATTTTCTTGCCACCTTTAATATCCAAGGATATATTTCTGATAATTCCTTTTCAAAGTCCATTGTCAGCCCTCCTTATTAGGTGTATCTTCGGTTCGCCATTAATGCACCTTTCCACGTATTCCCGGTGCATGATACTTTGCTCGTGCATTTCCTTAGCAGAACGCTCGATTGAACTAATAAGAGTGCCTATATCGGGGGGCAATAAGGCAATCATTTTTTTTACCTCGGACACTTCTGCTGTTATCCGATTACACTTCGTCTCTAATGTACGTAATTCTGACAATAAAACATTGTATAAATGCCTATTTATACAATGGATGCTGTTTTTTCTATTCATAAAAAAGTCGTTTGTGATTCCAAAAGAGATGTACAAACGACTGTATGAAATAATTCGCTTTAATTAAAAATTAATCGAATTACAGCATATATGTAATGCCCAATATTATCATGTGCTTCTTTTTCTGATTGATATTTCAACATCAGCTTGATGAACGATATTTGCGTAGACAGCAGCATTAATTACACGAGAATCTATACTCATTTTAAAGAATGTCATTAGAAAAGCAATCTCGGCATCGAAAGAAGAACGAATTTGTTCAGGAGTAACCTTATTTCCTTTATGTTCCTCACTGCGTCTCTCCTCATTCCGTTTTTGCTCAAAAATTGCAGAATGAAGTAAATAATCAATCTTCGATATTACTTGTTCATCACTCATATTTTGAGTATCTACATTTAGTTGACCCAATACCTGACGAACATCATCATAAAAGCCAAGAGAAACAAGAGCCTGACAAATACGAAGACTCAATAGTTTGGCACGTTCTTTCAGCATATCCTCTTTGTCCATTACCATAGCCTTCATATTTGAAGGATTAACAATACTTCTGTATTCGACAAGTAATTTAGACGCTATTTCTTTAAGCGTGCTTTCGGACATAGATTTGCAGTCCGAAAGCAAACAAGCATAGTTTCCGCATGAAAGTTCAATGAAATCACTCAATGTTATCTGATTTAATCTTTCAATCATGGCTATTTCAGTTTAGATAACTTATACAGTTCAAATTCACGGTTAGAAGCATCTTGGCGTTGCATTTTTAGACTCTTCATCAAAAGGAAATTTGTTCTATCAACCCTTTTTTCTAACCGGGAATAATCATTGAAAACAATGGTGTCACCGGAAGAAGATGCAAAATATGTCGGTGAAAATGTGGGAAAGTCCCAATCCGGTATATCAAAATTAGAGATATCTACCTTATCAACATCAGGAAAGACTTGCGCACCTTTAGGAATATCAACTAAAGTTGGAGTATCAGGAGTAATCCATGCTTTTCCGGAATACATGATAACTTCATGTTTACCGGCATCACCAACCAAAGCAGCACCGCCGGGGTGCCTATCATTACCTTTAGTACCTTCTGCATAAGAAGGAATAGGAGTGGCAAGAATTGTTGCTACTTGCATAGCCCCCATCGCCCCAATAACAGCAGCCATTACAGCACCGGCAATCGGACCTAACTGGAAAGCTTCCATAATACCACGAGCTGTTGCAATTCCAGTTTCTGCAACTTGTACTCCCTTATGCCAAACAGCTTGTTTATGGGCAATCTCTTGCTTTTGTTTTTCCAACTCCTTATTCTTGGCTTCTGTCTGATCCTTTGCTGCCCGTTTACGCGCTTCCGCTTCCTCTTCGGATATAGCTCCAGACTCTGCCAGATTCTCAATTCGTTCAATATCCTCATCATACTTTTCCTCATTAGCTTCCCGCTCTTCTTCTATTTTCTGAATCTGACCATCATAAATAGAAGAGACTAAGTTTCCAATAGCTCCCACAGCTTGAGATGCAGTTTGAAGCCATTTTTTCAAGTTCTTCTGACGTTCTTTCTGTGCTTTCTCATCCGCTTTAGTAACTTTATTGATAGCATCTATTTCTGTTTCTGCTTCTTTTTGGGCAAGGTCCGCTTTCAATTTTGCAAGTTTCTCCTCAAGTTTCTCCCTTTTGTCCGTACTCAAGTTGGCAGTAGCAAGTTCGGATTCCAAAGCGTCAATGGCAGCTTCCGAGGTTTTACGTACATAATCTAATTTTAACTGATACTCAAGTTCTGCATACTCCTGCTGGGTTATTTCCTTAGAAGCTAACTGTTTTTTAAGAGCAAGCGTATCCATAACATAGGCAGCATCCCGGATTTCCTGCTCATGCGCTGCATTCTCTGCTATTAATTGCACCTGATCGGATGCATGTCTTTCGTAAAGTTCTTGTTTCTTTTTTGCATATTTGTCATCAATGAGAAAAATATCTTCACCTGTTTTCTCCGCTGCATCAATTTCTGCTTCACGTTGCAATTCCAACTGGTGCAATTTCAAATCAAGTTCTTCCTGGGACCCCTTTTTTACAACAGCAAGAGCGTTCTCAACATCTTTCTTTTCACGGTCAGAATTATACTTAATAGAGAATTCATCTAATTTATCCTGCATTTCTTTCGCCAAATTCTGACGAGTAGCGATTTCTTCTTTACTATAACCCTTAACAGCAGCAATCTTCTTTGAGTACGCTAAACCAATTTTAGCAAGTTCCTTTTCTAAGCCTTCATCCATGAGGGCGAGTTCAGACTCTTGATAGGTTTCCTTAATCTTTTGTTTTTCCTTAGCAGCTTTCTCCAGTTCACGTTTTTCTTTATCTGTGAGAGGTTTGTTGAATGTACTTCCCGTATTTTCCTCTTGATAATCATTGGTAATACCTTTGATTTGCTCCATTTTTTCTTTCAATCCAGCAACATATGCAGTTTGCTCTTCAACAAGCTTGAAAGACTCATCTATGTCTTTTTTCATCTGATTAGTAGTTTTTTGAAGCCCTAGGCCTTGTTTCAATAAACTACGATTATTATACTCACTCCACTGCTTTTGGTTTCGTTTAGTATAAAGTTGCAATCTAGCTTCTTCTTGCGATAAAGTTCTTTCTAATATTTTAAGTTGTTCTCCTCTAGCTTTCTCAAAAGCTTCTGCACCATCAACTCCCTCTTTTCTATATTTCAAAGCGACCCTATCAATACTTTCCTCCTTAGATTTAACCCATTCCTTATCCAGTTTAGCAGCTTCTTGACCGTTACGGGCTGCATTAGCTAATCTTTCCTCGCCAAGTTCTTCTGCCGTGGCTATTACGGCACGCATAGAACGGACAAGGTCGGTAAATTCGTTTATTATCCCAGATAAAACGCCTGTGTTTTTACCTAAAGAGATCATCAGGGCTTCCCAAGCAGATTTTAAACTATCAATTGCACCTTTGGCATTATCTTCCATAGTATGAGCCATATCACCCAATTCACCTTCAACACCTGTTATTTGTTCGCGTAATGGAACAATCTTATCGGCAGCGGTAAGAAATGCATTGAAAGCAGCAACACTCCGTTTATCAGTCATTTCAAGAGTACTATTCAAATCTACTCCCTGCTCTTTCAATTTTTGTAATCCAGCCACCAATTCAGGCAGCGTTTTAACCGGACCACCTAACGACTTAGCAAGTACCCCGTTTGTATCAGCTAAATTTAGAAGAATATTACGTGTAGCAGTAGCAGACATTGAAGCGTCAAAGCCGGCGTCTGATAATTTACCTAGTAAAGCCAAAGTATCTTCAATAGAGAAATTAAAAGCCTTAGCTACCGGTCCAACGATTGGAAGTGCAGTAGCAAGATATGAAAACGATAACGCACTCTTTGTTGTAGCAACAGCCATTGCAGATACATAACGTTCTGTCTCACGAGTATCTGCATTGAACATTCTCAATGCAGCTCCAGTTAGCGAAGCAGCTTCCCCTAACTCTGCACCGGTAGCTTGAGCAAAACGTAAAACCGATTCTGTTGCATCTAATATTTCTTTCCGTGTAAACCCCAACTTGGCTAATTCTATCTGCAATTCGGTAGCTTCAGAAGCTGTATATTTAGTTGTAGCTCCCAACCTTTTAGCATCAAGAGTTAATTCTTTTATTTGGTCTGATGTGGTACCGAGTATTGCGGCAAGCCGGCTATTAGCAAACTCGAACTCGACAACACTACCAACCCCTTCCCGAAGTTTAGTAAAAAGAGCTACAACGCCACTTACAACAGCCTGTGCACCAATATATCCAGCTGCCCACCCTTTTAAACCAGCACCAACTTTACTTAACCCAGGAGCAAATTCAGAATTAAGTATCTTTCCTGCATTCCGAGCAATAATACCCATATTCTGCATGGACTTATTACCGTTCTGTATCTCAACCCATGCAGCCTTTACTTCTTCCCGGTATGCACCAATAGTCATTTTCTGTTGACTATATCGATCGGAATTTCGCTTTATGTAATCAGTGTTGATTCCAATAGTAGAATTAAGACGGGCAAGTGTACGAATATAGTTTTCATCCGTATCTTTCAAAACATCAACAGCCTTTTGCAGCTGCTTATTCATTTCCTTTGCTTGTGAACGGCTATGTACTTCCTGATTAGTCAAGGTAATAGCAGTTCTGACAAGTTTTAAACGTTCTTCTTCAGATAAAACAGCTTTCTTACGAGTAGTATTACCGGCATTCTGCGCTTTTGTCAAATTAGCTTCCGCTTTAGCAGCCTTTTCCAAGGACGCAGCATTATCCGAGTTTGCCTTGGTTAGTTTCTTCAGTTCAGCAGCAGATAATTTCTCTACATTTAGCTTTTCCTCTATCTTCTTACTGACAGTTTGAGTTATTTCAGACTGTTTTCTAAGAGCTTCGGTTAATTCAGCAGATGCAGAACCAGCCGTTTTTGCTTGAGTATTATAAAGATTACTCAACTTTTCAAGATCAGCAACGCCTTCTACATTTAGTTTCAAACCTTTTGCTAATTCTTTGGCCGCATTAACATAATCAGCCCTCACACGCTCAATAGTATTATCAAGCTCCACCAATTTCTGCAAATCGCTCTCATCAACGAAATCTTTTAATTTTAAATCTGCCATAATTACAGGTAATGTCTATATTCAACAATCTTTCCTTTTATCTCAACTCCTAGTTTATCAAAAGCATAGGTACCATCTTCTTTCTGATAAACGACATACATGCAACCATCCAAGACAGCTGCTTTCTTTGCAAGATCACTGATACGTTCCAGTTCACTCTGCATCTTTTTTATTTCGCAACCACAAGCCATTTTCTACCGATATCCACATTCTGAAAAGAAACGTTCCATCCAGGGACGGAGATACATAATATTAAAGTACTCTTTAGCTGTATCACCAATGCCTAAAATCTGCTCACCGTATTTCTTCTCAATAGAACTACCGTCCGTAAATCCTTTCGTTGAAAATCGAAGCCCGGAATCAATTCTATCGGCAGTTATGCTATCATAGAAAGTACCAGTAATAAAAAGGTTAGGTACCTCAACCGGACGCGGTGGCAAATAAAGCATCTCACTTCTAAGAGGTGGAGTTATCCTCTCTTTCCATCGTTTATATTGTTCCGCACGGTTCTGCCAGGGTCCGGGCTCGTTAAAATAGGTGTCAGTATCATAATCGGGATTCAATAGATGTTCAGTACCGTCCAGACCGGAATATAATTGTTCCTGAATGCAATCAACGAGCACATTCTTATGTTCTTCCATACACCTAATACATTCCTCTTCAAACCCGGATGCAATGGAATGAATAACTCTATGTAATTCATCAAAATCTGCCATACAGTAAAAATATAACGGGCCGGGCTGTAATCACACCCCAGCCCGTCGGTTACTTAGTTATCGCATCGTACACTTCCGAGAGCTTCTTCTTACGGTCAGCTTCCTTCAGTTCCTGCCACACGACTTTAATGTGTGCATTAATAAACTCTTCCTTCGTCATGCCCTTCACAGCAGCTTCGACGAACGTAACATTATCTACCTTCATGACACCTGCTCAATACCTCTGATTCCTTTTTCATACAATACAGAAGGAGCTTTCAACGAAGGAACCGCCCCGGCTTTAGGAACAATGGTAATGATACCATCCGAATACGTAGCAGAAGTTACGTTATTCATAACTTCAGCAGCACCATCAGCAATAAGACTGCCAAATTCTTCTGTACGGTCATAACCACCAACAACTTCAACTATTTTGTAAGTATTTTCGGCCTCCAACTTTTGAAACACAACATCAACCAAGCCTTTAACGAAATTCTTGGGATTGAAGTCTAACTGCACGTAGTCAAAGTGCAATTGGCTGTCTTCCACATCTTCATGTGAAAAACTAACAGTCATCGCAGACTTAGCACTACTGGTCGGGTACTGTGTCACGGTCGGATAAACAGTAGACATCGGAATACCGGCAAGGATATCAGTGTCATCATTATAACCGATCAACATATTATCCTGATTCCAAAAGTAAACGTCCCATCCTTTATTGGCACATTTCAGAAGCTGGGCATTCAAAACCTCATCAAATTTCTTCAAAGTGAAGGTGTCTGTTTGAGCGCTTAGCCCGTTGTATTCACTTGCACCGTACCCTACAGCATTAACTTGGGGCTCTCCACCATTCTTGGCATACTCCAGGAATGGAAAAATAGGGTAAATACGCCCGGGACGGTCTGCATGGCACAATTCGAGCAATTTCTCACCTGTTATATCAGCAGGGAGTTTGACACCATGTTCCGCCAAGATAGCACCTTTGACTTTTTTCCAGTCAATACTACAAGCAGAACTACCAGTGTTCATCCGGGAACCCTTACACGTTCTAATCTTTCTCATTTTCTTCTACAATTAAGATTATTAATTTTTATTTCCATCGAGCGTATATTTATGGCATCAATCGGCTCGCTCACAGCCTCACCGGAATCTGTATAGGCTCCGTATCTGCCATATGAATAGTTTTCTGAATAACTATGTTTCACTTTTTCGTCATAGTCGCAGTCGAACCGAGAATCTTCATATAATACTTCCAATAAACGTTTATAGATTGGCCGAAGGATATTTTTAAAAGATGTAGTTCTGCGCATCTCATTGCTCCACTCTTTACAAGAAGAACAGGCTATAATTAACGAAACCTTTGCTTTTGAAAAATAATCCGCGTCACCTCTATCCTCACTAATTGGAGTGAATAGTGCAACCAATGGAAACTTCCTTTCAGACTGGGCAGAAGACTTACTGTATTCATCTAAAATATCTTTGATATATTGACTGCTACCGAAGATGTAATTCAACCTTGGGGACTTCACAACTTTAGTTCCCCCTTTCCCATTTGGATAGAGGATTTCAAGCCCTTCTGGAAGTTCCTTCTTTACAATCTCCTCAAACAGTTCTGTTATATCTAAATCTATCATAAATTGAAAGCATTAATTGGGGTCAAAAGATTCTTGGTTATTTGCACATCGAAAGGACAATCATTCGACATAGCCCATTCAACAAACTGTTTGTTCTTCTCTACCATGCTATTCCATGTGCTTACTTGTCTCTTCAAAGGAGCTACATATTCATTAGCACATTTCAAACGGACAAGCCCGGTTATTGTAGCTTGGGTGTTTGCGTCACGAAGAATATGATAAAAGACATAGTCAGCGAATGGTTCACACAGCTTCTCGCATAATACTGCATATCCGGACTGGGGGGCTTCCTTCTCTTCTGAAATATCAACTTCATCTGAAGAATCTTCCTTTTCCCGTTCAATAAGCTCCAAATAATCTGTGATAGCTTGGGAAAGAGTCACACCAACAACATTCCGGAGAAATTCGGGCTGAAATGCCTTAATATACCCATTTATCACCTCATTCACAGCAAGAGATTGGGGCGAAGGCATTTCAGCGACCGAAACATTCTCAATATGCCTGGGACCTGACATAAAATATGAAACATCAATCAACATAGCGATAGTTATTTAGAAGTCTTGCCTTTCCCGGTTTTCTTTTCATCTTCCACGGAAACGGCTTTATCATCTGTAACAGTTACCTCCTTGGCATCTTCCTCTTGCAAATCTTTTGAATCGGCAACCGGAAGATTCTTTTCATCAGAAGGCACCTGTACTTCAAGTTCTGCAATGCGAGCTTTCATTGTTTCACGCTCTTCTGTCAGTTCAACAATTGTCTTATCTTTCTCTGCAATGGATGCAGTAAGCCTGCCAATCTCTTCATTTTTCTCTGCAAGCATACATTCCAATGTCTTTCGGGCATCTTCTTCTGTAACAAGACCACATTCGGAAATAGGGATGAGTTGAATCATCCCTCTATTAATCCGAATGCGTTGCTCTTTAAGCACATTGGTTACATCCTTATCGTTACCTCTAAGTATGTAATCCATAATCCTACGCTTTAGTTATTGCAGTCTTCAATGCGGCCAAATCCCCATAAGCGAAAGCCCACGGCATATAAATCGGGAAGATAACTTCTTCTTGTGCCATCAGCACAACCTCATTGCAAAGCTTGGTCTCCACATCTTCAGCCCATTCAAGTGTCAAAGTGGTATAATCAACCAAATTTGCAGCTTGGTTAAAGTCACCTAAAAGATACTTACCTGGAAGAATACCACCATACTCGATAATCGGACGACCGGCAATATATTTCACCCCATCAACCATTTTAACGATACCAAGATTACGTCCTGTCGTATCTTTCTCTGATTCCATACCGTTAACAGTCATTGGATTAAGAATAATAGCATTCGGAAAATACTGGGCATATGTCATTGCGGCGAAAGCTGTTTTCACTACATCTTCAGAGTTGGGTTCCTCAATGTTCTTAAAGCCGGCTTCATGAACACTGAATGTCATTTTATCCGTAGCCGTTTCAGCACCGGAGAACGCGACACCAGGAATAAGGATACGACCATCTTCCATTTTCACAAGAGCGTGTGTTTTGTTCAGTTCTGTAAGAACAGCGGCACCAGCGAACGTGATACTCATTCCATCAAGAATCAAATCCTGTGGTTCTGCAAACTCTACAATTACATCCTTATCACCGTTATATCCGGTAATAGCTTTTACAGCACCGGCGGCACCTGTAACAATGGCTGTACTAATAATCTTCTCTACAGAAGTCACCCCAGTATTATTAATAATACCAAGCAAATTCTCACCATTACCGTCACCAAACAAAATGTTCCAGTCTTCTGCCATCCAAACAGCTTCAGGAAGCATGTTCAAGATGTAGGAACGAATGTACACTCTTGATTTCAACATACGTTTTGAGATACGGATATGAGTACCAAGGCGCTTAGTTCCTGTCTGTATCTCTTTTACCTTGATACTTGATTCCGGTAAACGACCGTTCTCTGTTACAAAACGGGCATTGCGGTTGAAAGCATATACTTGCGCATAGGCGAGTTGAGGATATGCAGGATCAGCTGTCAGCGTCGTTAATACATCACGCATATGCAACTTTTTGTTGGCAACCTGAGTCACAACACGTTTCTGTTGTTGAGTAATCAACAAATCACCGGTGTAATTGTCAGTCATGGAAACGACATCTTTCAAGGAGAAGCCGTCAAACTCTCCTGATTTGCGTGTTTTTCCTTCTGCGAAATCTCTGAATTTTTCAGAATCAAGCATCTCGTTCAACTTCTCATCGAACTTGTTGATAGCATTCATAGACAAGCCCTTTTGTTTCATTTTCTCAATACTTTCTCCAAGGGTCTTTACCTGGGCAACGAGTTCTTCATTGTCTTTAACCAATTGCTGGAACTTCTCATTGTCATAGGATTTCAGCAATTTATTAATATCGTCAAACTGTTTTGATACCTCATCCGGTGATGCAATTCCTTCAAGGGACTTGTTTACTACTTCACACATCATGCCGACGATGTTTTCCATAAACGCCTTCTGTTCTGCCGGCAAGCCGTCCGTTTTCAGATTAAAATCTGATACTGTAAATTTTCTAATTGGCATAAAATTTAAATTTTAAGTTATTTATTCTCGAAACAGCTATTCAAACTCTTAAAATCGAGTAAAGTGCCATTATCAGCGGCTTTAATCGTCACTTCATCGTTCCCATTTTCCCCGTCATTCTTTTCTTGAGTGTCAACAGACGGCTCATTTTTTCCGGTGGTATCTTCAGAAGTATTTTGCAGAATAGCATTCGAACGATATACTTTTCCCCAACAGTGGGGACATCTTACATAATTCATAAGGTCTTGTAGACCCTTTTGAGTAAATTCTTTCTTTTCTGATTTGACAGAATCAATAAGAGAAATTACTTGGGTTCTAATCTCTGGAGTGAGCTTCTCCATTTCTTCCCTTACAATGTCCTGTGTTATCCATCTCTGATAATCAGCAGCATAATCTAATACCTGTTGGGCAAAGGTATGCTCCGTTTCTGCATCATAATCAAATTGATAACCACAATGAGGACATGAGACAACGGCACCACCGTTGAGGCTCTTCAGTAATAAACTTAATTCCATATCGTATCCTTTTAAACGTTCATCACTATATCCATGCTGCAAGAACGCTTTCCGGACGAAATCAACAGCCTCCTTTACCTGGTCAGCAGTAGCAGACTTAATATTCACAAGGAACGTCTGGGGATTACTCCCCCAACTTGTCAATGTTGAATATTCCATCATACGCCATTCAAGCACCTTACAAGGATCGATAGAATCCCTTTTGATAGCTTTTACTCCGATAGAGTGTTCTAGGGTTCTTCCATTCTCTGCAAACAGCTTATAATCAGCCAACGTATCACGTCCAATCTGTTTTTCAAGATTTAACTGACCGACCATAACCAAATTACCTTCTGTTTCCTTACCACTCAACGGAACACCTAACAACTGGTCTGTACGATGATTCAGGAACCAACGCATCCGACCAATATTTTCTTTCAATGTCTTATTGAATGAGCCGGGCATAGATATGTCATTTTGTGAGTCCTTCACACCGATACCGTTCACCGCAACGGTAACGATACCCTTCTCATCAACATCATTTGCCTTTGTCTTGTACTGAAGGCTTTTGATTTTCTCTTCCATCTTTTTCATCTCCACTTTTAGTGTTAAAAACTCGATTTACTTTATCCAGTTCCTCATCTGACATATCAAATTTCAATTTGTCAAACAAGGGATTTTCTATCATACTTTCGCCTATTTGGGCACGCCAGTCATTGAGTGTTATAAGCCCACATGAGAATTGTTCACGACAACGTTTATTTATATTTGTCTTTACGTCTTCGGATTCTTTCAATCCTTCCTGCAAACAATCAACATCAGAGAAATCACAATCCAAATAATATCCCCCTCCTTCAAGACCAAGGAAAGCTGTAAAATCGTTGCAGAATTGTTTGGCCATAGGAATAACAGTTGAACAATATACGCTCTTTTCAGCAGTAGCCTGATTGCTAAATGTGGACTGGTCTTTTCGCGGAACAAGAACGGCAGGGATGCCGTATGCCCCTGCAATATTTATTGCATCAGCCAAAGTCTCTTCAAACGGCTGTAACTCTGCAATAGAAAGATTAGTACGAACAAAGTCAATGTCTGCATCTGAAATACCATAAGGTACCTGGCCCTTCCTTACACCATACTTCTCAAAATTTTGCTTCAAAAGCTGTTCCTTTTCATCGTCAGTCAACGCTATTGAACCGGTAGCATCAGTTTTCTTACTTACAATAAAGCCCAATCCACCCCGCTTTACATAAATCACATTTCTAGCTTCATATACAGCTATTAGATTTGACATTGGCTTATTTTGGGAAGCAAGACGACTTTTGGACTTCAAGAACATAGCCCCTGAATAGAACTCTGCACTTCCGTCTCTATCATGCCATATTTGGTATGGAGGAATTTCCAAACTACCATTCCAACCATACTCCAAACGATAGCTACGAATAATATCTTCTGTTTGGGCAATGCCAAACAATGGTATATTCCCGTAAACAGGTTCTACAATAGTCTTATCAGAAGGTAGCACCCAATAATTATCGCAATATCTCCATTTTTCAGCTGTAGAAAAGACATCAGGCATAGCGGCACGAATAAAGCTATTCCCTGTACACAATTTATAAATATGGTGCTGATAAATCAATTCTTTCCAACGCATCAAACAATTAGGACGACTAAGTATGCCATTCATTCGTTTATTCGCCCATACTATACTGTCATCCTTAGTTTTCTTCAATTGAAAATTAGCACCTGCAATTCGCGATGCAATATAATCGATCGGGAAAAAGACTTCAGGTATCGTACTGAATAGCGTTAGATAGTTACTGCCCGCTACAATAGGACTAGTAAGGTCCTCAATGTATGCAACTGACCATTTTTCAGCCTTGCCACTTTGAGTATCTATATCCTTATTTTCAGATGAAGTAACTATTTCAACTTCACCTTTAGTCTTAGATTTCTTTCCAAATAGATTATCAAAAAAAATATTCATTGGGTTCCTTTTTGAGCAAAACTAAGTAAAAAGGAAAACCGTTTTCCAAAACACTAAAATCTTGAAATTACGAAAACATAATATCAACAATACAACATCCTTATTTTCAATCACATATAACGCAATTCAATTCAAACCTAATTTTACAACGAACTGTACTAGCCCACTCAAAACAGCACTGGCCTCTTTTGTTTCACTATCTTTATTATAGTCCATCAGATTATTCATGAAGGCAACATATTCCGTATCAGATTCTACTTTTGATGCAGAAAAAAGAATACTATTTTTCACATAATCAGATGTTGCAGCAATACGCTTATCTACATCCGGAAACTCTTTCATTACACGAATCTCCTTGTTTGTACTAGAACGGAGTTCCCGGATAAAAGGGAAATAAGCATCTGTACATTCAATTACACATGAATCAGATTCATGGGACAAAATAGAAGAACGTATATCTTCTGTTGAAGTAGTATCCATAAATACGACATCAACAACATGCCATTTATTTCCACATCTAAACGCTTGTATAAGGACAAATTTCCCATTAACATTCGGCATCACATATAGAATCTTCTTAGTGTATTTACATTCGGTATCTGGATTGAAGAAATTAATAGTGCCATTACAAGCATACAAGTTTCTTTTTCGCCGGTTACTAAACTCTATATACTGCTCACTACACAAATCCACAACGACATATCGGAACGTATCAGACAGGTGTCCGTGCTCCTCATAAGTCTGCAAGGTAGTTTTATTCTTGACCTTAGTTTTAAGAATGGCACCGTTAGCATCTTTCTGTACGCTCATGTAGTCCTCAATAGATACCGAACATGATTCGTCAATGTGTATCTCTATACCGGGAACAGTACAATCAAAGATAGCATTGATAAACTCACCGGTCATGGCAACACTCGGATTCTTGTTGCCTACCTTATCTTCAATCTCGAATCCTTCTTTCTGCAATGTATCTATGAATAAGTCCATCCAGGAACGCTTCTCATCGTCAATGCTGTTTGCCGCTTTCGTTGATGCATCACCATGTACATATAACCTATCAGAATATTGGATAGATTTCAGATACTTTGCAACAAGTTTGGAAGCTTTCTTTACTGTATTGTTGGGGCTTTCAGCACACGTTTCATGGAATTGCCAAACCTTGGTACCAGTTGTGAAATCGACCTGCCAATATGATACGCTGATATACGGAAGCACGTTGTTATCGACAGAGATATGAATAGGTAAGTCCGAAACATACTTATGCTCACCGGAATGTTTGCCACGATTGAAGGAACCGAAGAACTCACTACCGGTACGAATGACACCCCATTCTCCCAATGCGTACACATTGTAATAGTCCGGATCGTGAACTCTATCATACTCAAAGTCGGCAACACATTGCTCATCATAGAAACCATACGTACCGTCAGGACTACCAACAACCCAAAAATTATTCAAATAGGTAGATTGGATAATAACTGTATTAGGGGCCTGTTCCTCGATTTGCTTAGTACGAAGATTAAGTATTTGCCTGGGTGCGTTCTTTCTTACGGATTTGACCTTGGTAAGTTCTTCCGGCAACTCTTTGCCGGCAATGGTAACAGTCATCGGTACATCATGCCATTTATCTTTATCAATAAACTCTTTCTTTATCCAATGGCTTTCACTGATCGGGTTAAAGGTACAAATAATCTGCTGCCCTTTCTTACCACGCAAACGCTTACGTAGCTGCTTGAAATCCGGATGCTCGAACTCTGACCATTCTTCTAACTGAACACGCTTGTAGTTAGAGATACCTTTTATCTTCTCCGGATCGTCAAGACCGGAGAAATCTATCTTCGCACCATTAACCAAACATTTAATAGTATTCTGTTGGAACTTGAACAAATGGGATATGCCAAGACCGGCCGCAGCGACTTTATAATCTTCATAAATGGTTTTGAGAATAGAAGCTCCTACCTTACGCATAACAAGAGTGTTCTCACCGTCCTGTAATGTCTGTATCAGTATGGTTTGTGCCACACTGTACGATTTACCGGAAGATGAGCCACCATACAAGATAATGAAACGGATAGTCTCATCATTCAAGTACTTCAATAGATAAAATCCGTTAGGATTTAGCTTCTTATAATTTATAACCATATTGTTCTAAAAGTAAGGTTTCTCCGTAGTGTGAATACCGGATTTTGCAGTTAAAATTGTTCTATTCTTCCGAATTCTCATTATCTTCAAATCCGATACGAAGTTCACCGACTTTATTTCCGTCTCCACCTTTGATGTTGACATTCTTATCGGCTTCCCATCCATTCCAGGCACCAAGAATCCGGGCCGCTTCTGTTTTGCCATTGAACTCATAGGTAACCTCTCCTCTCTTATTCTGTATCTTCTTCAATGCGTTACGGGCACGTTTGGGAAGTTGGGAAGGAGTTCTCATTTTTGTTTTCCCGGTTGCAGGGTCAACAAAATGAAGATCATCGGGATTGGCAAGTACTATATCCATTAATACCCTCTCAACAGTTTTCCTCTCTACTTCAGACTCTTTCGCTCTCTGCGCCTTAATCTCATTTATCCTTGTACTAACCTTGCTATTTGCTAATAGTCTACTCGCAGCGCTCCAAATTGTCTCTGGCTTCATGTTGGAAGTATTATAAGACATTCGATATGCTTCACTTGCATTACCTTCTGTATCAACGTAATATTTACAGAATTTCTCTTGCTTAAATGTTAATGGTTCCTCTCGCTTTCCCATATCAATTATTGTTTATTCCTATGAGAAAAAGAAGCTGCTCTCTATCTCTTAAAAGCTCATAGGTGGCAAGCAGTGTGCTGCCAGTTGTTAATATGTCATCGTACACTATTATTTTCTTTTCCTTTATCGGACGAAGAAGAAAGAATTCCGGATTCAATCTATCTTTAGTTAGGCACTGAATTGCATTCTCATAGAATGGTATTTTCACCGCCCCCGCAATTTTCGTACAGATAGAGGTTGAAAAATGAAAGCCCTCGTAGTGTCTCCGTCGCGGTGTGGTGACTATACACCATCCTTCACATCCCCCTACAATGAAGCGGTGGAGAAACTCACACGCTCTCTCTGCAAAGAATGATGCAAGTTCCTCCGACTGTTTAATTTCTGAAAAGCTGGTACCAGTCTTGGAACGGGTGAACTGGGAGATGTAATAGATATCACCCTTTTTATGAAATGATACCTTTTCTTTCAGATCACATAACCGTTCCTGATGAGACCAGCTCTTACATTTCACCGCTTCCGGCTTATCCCAGTCGTCAATACGACATATCTTTCCCTTTCCTTTCATCAAAGATCTTCTTTACTCCGTCCTCGACAGATGTGTAAGACAAAGGTACTAAATAGATATCCCGGTTCACCGACTGCTCCAAATTGTCAAAATCCCGTTTTTCATTAATTAGCTCAATTTCAAGCGGTTTGTAGTATTTTACTAAAGAAGCAAAATACATAGTAGTCACAGGTTGGACGTTACAAATATTGATAAGTTGCCGGTTACAACCCACCGAATAGATAAGCCCCTCAATGACATCATCTACGTAAGTGAAGCACCGGATATTCTGACCACAGTTGTATAATGACACGTTTTCCTTTTCCATCAGGAACCAGAGAAGAGTTCTTTTTCGCGGATTAGGTCCATATACATTATGTAGCCGGCACCCGGTCGCAGCCTTACAATAGATAGATGCATACTGTTCATCGAAATACTTGCTTATTCCATACATAGAAGTGGTATTCTCCGGATTAGCCGTTGACGAACTGGCATATATTAACTTCACATGATTTTGATTGCAAGCATCAGCTACTCGCATGAAAGTATCAATGTTATCCCTCCTGATTTGTTCCAGGTTTCCATTAAACACACTGGTTTGCGCCGCCAAATGGAACACACAATCAATCCCCCCATTCTTCAGGAGCTCGCATACTTCCGTAGCTTCAGTACCACACTTTCGGTCAAGTCCTATGACTTCAACACCTCTTTTGGCTAATTCTCGGCAAAGGGCTTTACCAATAAATCCCTCACTGCCAGTTACAATCATTTTTCTCATCATCACAAAAAAATAAAGGTGTATCGAATAAACAATACACCAAAGGTTCAACAATTATATAAATTTCAGTTCTTATTATTACAATTTTTCCTTACCTTTGCAATATGAATAAAGACAGAAAAAGAGTTCTGATAATAGGTAACGGATTTGACCTTTGTTTAGGCAGAAAGACTTCATACAAGGACTTTTGCCAATCTGAATTTTGTCCCAAAGACTACCCATCTCCTTTAATCAAACATCTAAATGACAAATGGAACGATAATTTAGATGCTGTAAAATGGTATGATTTGGAGAATGAGTTATACAATTATTATATAAGAATCAAAAACAATAATGGGCAAATAATAGACCTATACAACGATAAAGAAAGGAACGTTTTAGAACAAATTCAGGCAAATGGACCAGTCACAGAATTTTATGAATGTATAAAATCTAATGTGGATATTGTCAATAATTTGTTAAAAAACGGAATATTAATCTTACCACGCTTTTCTTGTTATATCAGTTTCTCGCATGAAGATATATTAAATCCTCCTATTGAACGAGACCAAAAAGCCTTACAACTCATAAAAAATGGATTAATACAATATCTCATAAAAGTACAGCAAGAAGCTATTAACGAAAATTCTATAGCTGCAATTGTCGCAAGAACCTTTATGCGGAATAAATCAAATGATCAAATTGTCATATATTCTTTTAACTACACGAGTTTTAGTGAAGTAGCTCCTAATTCCAGTTTTGCAATGGAGTTTAATGATACAATAAACTATGTACATGGATGTATCTTAGATGGAAATATTATATTAGGAACAAAAGACGAGAAAATTGTTCATAACTATGACTTCATACAGAAATCATTTGATTCTCAATATAATCCTCCTGCTATGGTATATGATTTAATGGATGCTGATGATATTACAATATTTGGGCATTCATTAGGCATAAATGACAGCCAATATTTTAAAGCCTTTTTTGAAAGACAATCTTCATCCACTAATCCTCAAAAGAAGAATATTACAATATTCACTAAAGACGCAAAATCAGAAATTGAGATAAAACGTTCACTACAAGAAATGACAAATTGGAATTTGACATCTTTATATGGATTAAATAATCTCCAAATAATTAAAACAGATGAATGTGCCAATAATCCAGCCCTATTAAGAAAATACATCAAAATGTATATTGATAATGAAGAAGATATTGACAGTATAATTCATATCTAACTATTATGTTACTATTATTTTGTATTATTGTTATTTACTCCATTTACTACCACAGTATGCACATCGGTAATACTCTCTGTAGCTAACGACTTGATTCCTTTCATTTACGACCAAATTACACAAGCAGATATCGTCCTCTGAATTGATATTGGGATACTCCCAAAATGACAATTTCCCTTTAGCCGGTATCGGCTCTGGAAATAATATAGGATTAGCTAGTACCCAGTTATAAATAGGATTTTCATAATAGCCTTTACTATCATCGGATTTCTCTGCCCATTTAGAAGGATGATTGATAGAGCATCCAATTATTTCTACACTTCCAATGATAGCAGAATTGACAATGCCCTCTGCACATATTATTTTTCGTTGAAACTCAACAGGCAGACTATCCCATTGAGTTTTTGTAAATACACCATTGGGATTTCTCATTTCTACAGGTTTTCCACTTGCATGGATTAACACTCTATGTCCTATGTATTTCCATGGACACGCCCAACTCCGGTTCTCAATATCCTTGATACCGTGAACGATCAATGAGGCCCATGGTTGTTTTATTGTTATTGCTTTCACTTCTTGATTTTATTGAATGTTTTCATTTATGAAATTTACAATCTTTCCCAACTTACTGGAAGAGAAAAGTTCACGATTTAATTTCCGCTTACCTTCTTTCCATTCGTAGAATAATTGGTAATATGGTGGACTAAGCGTACGGTTAATCTTTATGCGATATTGATTAGTTCCATACTCAGTTATAAGCTCCTCAATGTATTTGTCTGAATTATCTTGATCGGTAACAAATGCCATCTTATCAGTAGTAAGTATCATACTTTACCTCCTTTCTGTCCGTTTTAAATTACTTCTTTATAACCACTGCCATCGTACTAACAGTAGTTCCACTTTCTTTGAATTCACCGGCTTCAATTTCAAAAACTTCTCCATGAACTTTTTCCAACCATTCCCGGAACTCAACACATTTCTTTTCAGACGCAAACTTCCAATGCCGGCTGGTTATAGCCGCAAGAATTCCACCTTCTTCCAAGCGTTCATACATATGTCTTACATGGTCAATATCCTGATTACCGGAAAATGGAGGATTAGCAATAATCTTAGTGTAATTTCCTACACTATCTTTAGTGAAATCCTCACCAAGCAATATTACGTTATCAAGTGTATGAAGGAACTCCCTGTTTTCCGGCATCAGTTCATAACATTCAACTATTACTGACGGGCATGACCGATGGACCGCTTTTATCAGAGCACCGCGTCCGGCACTTGGTTCAAGTACGGTATCTGTTTCGTGAATTCCACCGGCAAGCATTACCAACCAGTCTGCAATATCAGCAGGTGTTTCAAAGAACTGAAAGTCTTTTTGCAAATCGCATCGCTTACCTTCTTTCAAGATGGAGAACACACGTTCCGGATTAAAAGGAAATGTGAATCCCTGTATCTTACCTCCCTGCCATGAGCCGCCAGCTTCTTCTATCCATTTCTTTGCTTCAGCATAGGATTTCTTATTGAATTGTACTTTCGGAAGTTTAAGAACACTATCCTCAAGAGTACAATGCTTCAGTATCTCTTCCACATTCCATTTCTTACCTTCATCAGCCTGGCTCTTCCTTTCATCAACCGGAGCGTCCGGCGCTAACAGTGAGGATATTTTCGTAATAACCATATTACTCGCATCCATAAAAGTATTAACACAGGAAAGCGCTTCCATAAGAAATTCAGTATCAACATATCCGGCAGCGTCATAAACATCTATGCCTTCAGTCATATCCGATAATTCATTGAGCTGGGCTACACTACCACGTAACGTTTTTATTAAAGTCTCTTTGTTGTTCATCATAACTTTTTTGTAAATAAATTCTTGTTGTATCTACACTACCATGACCAAGAAGGTCTGCTAATTGAATTACATCTTTGGTTTTCTTCAGGAACATTTTAGCAAAGAAGTGCCGGAAGGCGTGAGCGTGCATTTTTTTCGAATCGATACCACAATGTTTACCCCATACTTTCAAATGCTGTGAAAGACCTCTTTGAGTCAACGGCCCGAATCTCCCAACAGCAAGAGTACCGGACTTGCCTGTCTCCTTTATATAGTCCTTCACTTCCCTCTGCAATTGCTTTTGGAAAAAGAAACGCCGATACTTGTTCCCTTTCCCTTTCAAAACAACTTCGCCGACCGCTATATCCTCCCACGTGAATTGCTGAAACTCCGAGAGCCGAGCTCCTGTAGTACCCAATACCTTAATGAAGAAATAGTAATCCTTGTTGAGTTTTGTTTTCAGATACTCCAGTAACCTATTATATTCCTCTTCTGTCGGCACATTGTTTACATCCAACTTGCGTTTCATTCTAGGTCGTTTCAGTTCAATAGGTTTCTTCACCCATTTGGAGAACTTCTCAATGGCTGTAATACGTAATCGAATGGTAGCTGGAGAAAGTTTTTCCTCTTCAAGGCTTTTTATAAATCGTCTGCAATTATCCATATTTAGTTCATTGGCGTATTCAAAATATTTTTTCAACGAGGTATAATAGACATCAATTGTGTGAGAGGAATAATCATTGTTATCAGTCAACCATATTATAAAATCATTAAGCAGTTTCTTATTCTTCTCTGAAATAACCTCAAGTTTCTCCAAAGGCTTTACAGCCTTTTCCTGTCGGCCATATCCGATTTTAAGATAAGACAATAAATCACAAACAGCCGCGCACATAAATGAATGGCGCACCATAACATCTGCATTTTCATGTTTATATTGCAAATAACCGCGACGATTGATTTCTTCGGAATTTTCAAGAAAATCAGTCACATATTTGATGTATTTCCCGATGCTGTCATAGCTCCTACCCGTCGTATACAGGTAGGATATGTAATCTACCAATATTTGTTTTCGTTTATCATCCATTTTGAATTCAATTATATTTTTACTATATTCTCCCAAAAAGCAGCACCTTCAGGAGTATCATAGAAAGGGAATGAAATAGTTAGAAACCGATGAAAGCAGCAATCAACATCTAACAAATTGTTCACCCGCTCTTCATTTGTCATTGAGAAGTCAGGACACTCAATATTAAATGCCTCATTTGCTCTTTCTGTATTATATTTCCATTGATTAAAAATACCTAGTCTTTCTAATTTTTCTATTTTCTCATTCCTCTTCATATTGATTGACTTTTAATGCTTTACATCTATAAAGGTAATCATTATTGACAAGTTTAACAAACAGAAGCTTCGCCATTTTAACGCCATTTTAATCAGTTTTTTTCTTCAACAATTCACGTCTAAATCTTTCCTCTAAATCAAAAATGGTTTCTCCACTATTACGCCGATAAGGTCTATCAGTATTTAACTGAAGTTCTTTCAGCTTTTTCCAATACCATGGAAGGTACAAATACATATTCTTCAACTCCTTCAAGTTCTTATTTCCACAACACCAGCAACTCACACGATCAAGTAGCTCATATAGCCTTACTCCATCCTCATGCCAAACAAAGCCTTTTGTGTAACAATACTGGAGTGCATCAGCTTCAGTAATGCCCAGTCACGAAGTGGTAAAACCCGATTAGGTCGTTTTTCCTTTTCAAAGCGATGGGTCTCGTCGGCAGCAATACCGACATAATCAATTCCATCTTTTGTGTGAGCTTTCAACGCACGAAGTTTTTCACTCGTTCCCCACCGGCATGTTCCCCCACACCAACTATATCCTTTTTTATGGATAATATTGGTCCCTCTTTTCTTAACCGGCCTTTCAAACATTGTCCAAAGAAAAGGTTGCTCCGGATGCAGTTCTGTATATTTAATGCCAAGTTTTTTAAGAATTGGAAGAACAGCATCACGAGTGTTATAGATTGCCTGAAATTCCATACCTGTATCATAGAAAACGACTTCATCCAACTGATATCCTTTTTCTATTAGCATGAAAAGCATTGCCAAAGAATCCTTGCCAAAACTAACTGAAGCATAATATCTCATACAAGAAACTTATTATTAGGTGAGTCCTTTTTTTTGCTTTGCCCTCTCGCTATTAACCTGTGACATACACATACGGCACCATGACGATAAACACCGGTATTTTTTTCCATGCGAAGTAATCGTATTTGCGTAAAACCGATTGAGATAGAAATAGTGGCCGCAATGGGTACATTTTTTCATCTCTCTACCACCTGCATCAAACTTTCTGTTTCGTGGTTTACGACGAATAAGAGTACATCCCTTACAATAATTATCTTCACCGCGGTATCTCCTACAATGCGAAAGGGATTTTACTCCACATTTCGCAAATGCTTTGCAATCAACACGTACAAATGAATGTGTACTCATAGCCTTCGTTTATTTTGAAACTTATTTAACACACGAGAAATTACCTCCATATTATCAGTCATCATCCATTCTTTTGCAACGTTCCAAGCAAGACTCATAACTGGATTAAAATTATCTTTCCTTACCGTATGGTGAGATAAACGTCCTTCAGTTGGTTTCAAATTCTTATCATGTAAAATACATAACCCATTTTCAAAGAAAGCACAATACTCTTTGCCAGCAACAGGTTGAATCATTGGAACAGCAACATTGATAACTCCTAAAAAGATACCGGTAGCCCAATTTGTCAGTTCCAATCTATCTGCGTAACCTGCATCAATAATCCTTTCAATATCATCAGGAGTACCAAGACAAGGAGTATGACATTGTTGTTTACAAATGCTACATGAACATTGAACAGGTACACGACCTGATGCCCTCATTACCCTTTGTAATGAGGCTTCTCTTGACAACTCCCCCATAATTATTCAGTAATTGAATTTAAGATAACTTTCGCACGCTCTATACACCAACGATTGAGGTATGACTGCCAGCAACCAATAGAGGGAGTCCACCTAAAAGTATTATTTTCTTTCAACTGTGACCGGATTTCCTTACTCGGAATACCGGCAAAAAATAACTGCAGACGGTTCTCTTTAGCATTCTCAACGACACGTACACCACTGATAGTGTATTCTTTATCTTCTGTCTCTTTTAGCTTTCTTGCTCGATCACGACGCTGCTTCGCATCCCGGATACGTGCATTATTATTAGAAAGCATATAAGAAGGAAAACCATACTCACCATAACGGTCAGGCTTAGTTAGCTCGATAGCTTTATTCTCTGAAAAGCCTAAAGTTTGCAGTTGTTCAACCTTCGCAATATCATTTAGTTTTTTACTTCTAACTATCTTATTAGCAGCTTTCATCATTCCTTGAGCTTTCTCTAACGCATCGACCTTTTCTTGCAATCTGTCTACTGCGTCATCATCTCCTAAATAAATGGAGTTATTATTTTCAGTAGCTTCCGCTTTCTGTGCAAAGTACTCTGCCTTCTTGGAAAGCTCAATACTTTTATCCATTTTGGCCCCTATTTTATCCCGATATTTACGATCTGCTAACCCGTGCACAGGTTGTCCCATTGGAATAATACTTGCCATTTCTGACGATTGCCTGCAAGCTACATCTGCAGCTTCGTTACTTTTCCTTGCAAGTTCTCTGAATCTATCAGCTCTTGCTTCCTGCCTTTCTTTTCTGTTCATAATTCTTTGGTTTAATTTGGTTTGACTTTTATAAAATTGAAAGACCACAGCCTAAACTGTGGTCTTATCATTACTTCGACTTATCAGTAGGAAGCAAATCATCAAATAATCCGGGAACTCGCGGCTGTAACGCTTCAAATTCTTCCCGGAAAAACTCTTCTTTGGTCCTACCTTGCTTTTTCCCTTTCCTTGTATGTACATCAAAAGTATATACTGGGATGGCAATAGGATAACGTCTAACATCATCTATCCATTTTTCTATGTCAACATCTCTTCTGTCATAAATAAAGTTCTGCAAATGATCTGCATCCCGGTTCTTCCTACATTCACAAAGAAGAATAACCGCTTTGCTGACAAATATCCTGCCTTTGGGGGCAGTAGCATTTTTATTTACCAGCTCATGACCTTGCCATAATGCTTCTATCTCTTTTGTTATGATACCGAAGCAATCCTCTGCACTAATGGTATATAAACGCTTCCACACATAGTCGCGGTATCCACTCGCCCATAATTCCAAGGCAAAAAAGCCGGCTACCCCGGTATCGGCTCGCCGGATCGCTTTTTGCATTGCAGAACTCACCTCGAAGAAATCATATCCGCAAACTGTTCTAATAATCATAATTCTAATTTAATGGTTTGACTTTTAATTGATTACATCAGTAAATTTAGCTAAAAAAGACGGATATAGCAAACAGATTGAACGCCATTTAAACGCCTTTTTTACAGGTTATTAGAACTTGAATTTGCAGGATATGTTATACTGTACAAGCTGCTTCGTCTTATCCTTTCCATTATTCGTCGCACTCTTGAGCTGGATACTATCACCGAAGTTCTTTTTAATGAAAAGAATAGATTTGCGCTCTTCTTCCTGATTCCTGATCGAGGCAAGCCCACCGGCGTTCACAAATGTGCTCTTTTGCTCAAAATTATAACGTAAATCGGTTAAAATCTTACGCTCTTTGTACTTCATATAACAGGAAATCCAAAAATCTTCTTTCAAACGTATCTCTTCATTCCACCAAGTGTTCTTGTTATAGATTACTCCATAACTGCAACCGGTTATCATTTTAGACAGGGAAAGAAAGCCGGTTTCGTCATACATAACAGGAGATATCCGGGAAGTGAAACCAAACAAATGCACGTCCATCATACTAGCAATCTCAAATAGAGATTGAATAATATTGGTGATTCTATCCTTATCTTTCACCCGGCACGGTTCACCTTTTTCTGCATAGATCGCTTTACAGGCATGAACATCATCGTCGAGCATGAAGAGTTCGCCAAAATGTTTCGCCATCCAATTACGTTTAGGGATGAGGCCGATTACATCGTCTGGATGAGTAACTATTTCACATTCCGGGTTAAACTGCTGATACAAGTCAGCTTGACTTTCAGCAACGCAAATGATAGGATCGTTCACCAACTTTTTAGCGAACACCCGGTCATGGCGCTTATGACTTGGTATTACTATTTTGCAAGGCATGGCGAACGTCTTTTATGTCGATTACATTACTCTTACTTACTTTCCCGGTCTTGTACGACTTCATGTGCTGCATATCCAGCCTTTCACGAAGCCAATTACTATCTACCTCATTGCTTGAGGTTATGATAAACAACTCATGCTTTTCGTCATATTTAGGAATAAGGGGGTAAATGGCTGTATCATCCGTGATAGCATCGAAGCGCTCTTTAAATTCATCCTCCTTCTTCTCCGGCCCGAACTCGATACCCCAGTCTTGGAGTTCTGCTTTATTCCATTCATTTTCCATAACGTCCAAATCATTCTCACCGAAATTGACGTTATCCTTTGTAGCATACTCTCTCAACTTCTTAACAGGGGTATCAGATGCCAGGACCTTACATGGAAGCTCTTTGTAACCAAGCTCCTTACATGCACGCAAACGTAAATTGCCACAAACGACAATATACCGGCCATCATTATAAGGAAATATTATAAGTTCCCTAAGTTCAAGCATTTCAGGCGAATCCTGAATACTTTTCTTCATCGCTTCAAAGCGATAGTCACGGAAAAAGCGCGGATTTTTCGGTAATCCCGTGAGCTGCCCCTTATTAAAATCAAGTAGGCAGACTTGAATTGTCTCTGTCATAACCAACTATATTAAAATCAACAACACTAACAGTCAGCCAGCAGACTTGAATTATCTCTGCCATAACCAACTATATTAAAATCAACAACACTAACAGTCAGTAACAACACCTTAATCACCTCTCTCTGACTCCTCAGAAAGCAAATCAATTGCTCTCTTAATTTCAGCCTCGATATCCTTACATCCGTAATGTTTTAGAAAAGCAACGGTAACTATTATAATATCAGCAGCTCTTTTTTTATATTCCGGATGGTCTTTTATATCGTCGCATGGTAATTCTGATAATTCATCAAACTTCCTCCAGGCAGCCGATATTTTTAAACTGAAAGCCTTTTTAGAAGTATTATCATTCAGATGAAAGCGGCGCTCTATAATCTTTAATATTTTAGGGGCCAACTTATTCAATGTTATCATAAATGATTAGGTTAAATTGTTAGACTAATAATAATCTCACACTGTTTGATGCAGGCTGGTCCCTTATATGGAATCTGTAAATAGTCCTTTTATACATACACATGATAATTAAAGTTTTTCTTGTAGCTTTTCCATCGCTTCAGTTGCACAAAGCAAAGCGTAATTACTATCAATGGAAATATACGTTTGAATTGTAAACCAAAAACCTAATATCCTAACTTGCAAGAAATAGGCAGTCTGGAAATTCTTTGCTTGAAATTGCCCTTCTAAACGCATATACTTAGAAAGACTAAAGTAAGTAGCATCTACTTTTTTTATTCTTAATTTTTTCATTCTATACTTTTGGAGATGAATACGTTTTTCACTGGCCATAGGAATATTATCAAAACTCACAAAATTCATGGGAGTAGTAGCAAGAATACCTATTGGCATATTATTGGGATGCCCATTTTTAATAGGGAACATTTTCGGATTGCTCCTGTATGCCTCACGAGCCATTATCATATTTTGGATCGCATGAATATGTATGACTTCCTCTCTGATATCTGATACATGAAACACAGGGAGATTACAAAATAAATTATGCAGTTTACAGGAAACTTCAATGACTTCTCTTTCTTTATCTGTCAACATGCAATTACTTATTTATAGGGTCCGTTGTATCCATATATTTCCTGTATTCCAGTTCTGTTTTAGCAAGGTTAATAAGAGTATTGACACCTTGAAAAACCTGTTTGGCCTGATTTACTTTATTAGGATCTTCTTTCACGTCCTTTATTTGTTGTAAAACCAAGTCTCTCATATCCTGTAAGATAGTAGGATTCACAGTAGATACCTTATTCAACCGTTCATTTGCCAATACAACAACTGTATTTGTTATCGACCGGAAACGGTTCAACTTGGAAGCTAAATCAAACATACTAAATATCAGTACTTTGCCATTGTTCAAGTATATTTCAACTTCTGTTCCATCATCACCGGTACCGTCACAGTAGTTGAGAATTACAATTTCTTCATTCTGATAAAGGAACGGTTTGTTAACCATTTCCTTTAATCTATCTATTGCATTATCACTCATGATTCATTCTTTTTTGTTGCTTTATTAATTTGTCTATTCAAAGCTCCTTTTAGCTTGATGAGGTACTGAACATCTTCCGGATACCGGGCATACATTGAGTTTTGCGTTTTCATTTGTTCAGAACGACTAATCATGTATAAGTTCTCGATACAAATATTTTGCTTATCTCCATCCTTGAACTGAATATTGTAACCAGGAGGGATTTCACCGTTATGTTCAATCCATACAAGCCTGTGTTTCAATTCAAAAACATTCGGTTCTGCAGTTTTCACTTCAATGTAACCGTCACGATTTACACGTTCATATCCAACCTCTTTATGGTTCTTTGGGATACATCCCTTCTTGAAACGTGTAGCTTTCGTTTTTTCAATTTGAGCATCAGACATATATTCAGATTGCTTGAGTCCTTTATTCATAGGTTGGTGCCCTTTGGAAAAGAAACCTTTTGAAGAATGTTCGAATAAGAACTCGGCAGACTTTCTTAATTTTAATTTGAAAGCCATGCCGGAAACAGCACTTTCAGTTGAACCAAGTATCGAAGCTATTTCAAGGTTGGTGTGGTCAGGATAAAGAGCTCTTAATTTTTGCCTTTTCTCCGGACTCCAAACCCTTACATCTGGAGAACGTTTTAATTTACGTATTAATGCTTTTGCCTTCACAGCCTCAGGTGTTTTGTCCAGGCGACCAGCAAGCTCTTTCAAATTAGCAGTTGGATACTCGCTATCAAGTATGGCGAGTTGCTCATTAGTCCAAGTTCTCATAAGCATATCAATAAAGAGAGGAAACCATTAGGCTTCCTCTGTGTTATCGTTTTCAAGTTCTTTCAATCTCTCATTGAGTTTCTTTTGTTTCTTGTCGAAAGAAGCAGCAAGCTGCTTACTAAGTTCAGTGTAATCATCAGGATATTGCTCTGCAAAGAGAATATTTTGACATTTCTGCATACAGGGATAGAACATCACATCATTACTTGAAAGATTGTTAGCAATGAAAGCCCGATACCAATGATTTCGATCTGCTTGGTTATTTCTGACATATTTCACAAAATCTGAATCTTTTTCATATTTTGACAACTTCAATATTTTCAGATATTCGCTACTACAATTACGGAGAATCATAACATCAAATACCGTTTGTTCATCAATAGACAATTCTTTATCACGTTGATAATAAGTTTTTTCCTGTGCCCATTTTCTCATAGTTTCAGCACTCTTCTCAATAACCTTATCCTTAGCTTTCTTCAATTTTCCATTTATCTGTTCCTTTTCTATCTCTTTAGGATCGGCAACGGCAGCAGTACTGGAAGCAAGCTCTTTCCTCGTATAGTAGAATTTCACTTCAAATTCCGGATAATAATAGCCAAAAAATGAGATACATCGATAAATATCTCCATCATCAAGCATCTTTAAAGTACGCTCATCATCAGCATCATAATAACATGAATATCTAAAGACTTCATCCGGATTGACCACTGCAAATCCAAGTTGTTTAACAGCTTCTAAAGCACTCTCATATTGCATCCTTCTTTCATCGCTCCAATAAGAATCGGCTTTTGCTACAATTACAGTCTTTCCAAATGAAAGAGGTTCACCTACCTTTACAAGATTTTCACTTTCAAGCATAATCTTCCGAACTACATACGCTATCCGCTTTTTATTAAAACAGGTAGCATTAATGCACCGGGCATCTTTATTGTTCATCTCATAGAATAGACAACCATGATTACAGGTATTAGATTCACATTGAGAGCATGGTTTAAATTCTCCATTTTCCCAATTATCAGCATCCTCTTCAATCCAATCGGCTTTTTTAAGTTCCATAAAAGAATTACTCACATAATCCCGAATCATAGCGGTCGTGCACTGTTCATCTTCTTCCTCATGAAACTCTTTTTGAGTTTCTTCGTCAAGTTTTGAAAGAATCATTGCACCAGATAATGGGATATCTCCATTTCTTACACGTTCTTTCAGTTCCGGAATAAGGCTATTTAGCTTTATACGATCAAAGACAAAGCGAGCAGACTTTCCAAATTTAAGGGCAATATCCTCATAACTACGCCCTCGCTCTGACAATTGGGCAAAAGCAAAGGCTTCTTCGATGGGATCGACATCTTTCCTTTGAAGATTTTCAGTAATCATTGCATCGAAAGCCTCATCATCAGTCATCTCTCTGACAATGCAGGAAATAGTTTGAAACTCCTCTGACTTTTTACGATGGGCTTTAATTTTAGCAACATTGGCTTCATCTTCTTTAGCTTTCAGAAGCGATATCGCTCTGAAACGACGCTCACCACAAACAATCTCATACGAACAGGGAATTGTTGTGACATCACCAGTCTCTAAGTCAGTCACATCTTCGGATTTGGCTACTCTGACAGTGATAGGCTGCAATAAGCCTTGTTTCTCAATGTTACTTGCAAGCTCTTGAAGAGCTGCTTCATCAAATGTCTTTCTCGGATTCAAAGGAGAAGGACTGATAAGGTCAATTCTAACGTTTTGTACTTCCATAATTTTTAATTATATTGGTTTGACTTTTAGTTTATTACATCAGTAAAGTTATCGTAAAATGACAAGTTATGCAAACAGAAACTTCGCCATTTTAACGCCATTTTCATTGAGGTTTATTACGTATTTGAATAAATCCTCTTCTTTCAGTTTCCCGAAGAAGTTCCATATCTTCTTCTCGTATTTCAGCAGGAGTTTCACCGTTAACACTTCGATAAGTTCCAATACCGAAACGCTCTCTGATACGAGCAATTTTATCCGGATCTTTAGTAACCCAGTAAATTATAACTTTCATAGTAGCTATATTCTACGGCTCTCGCCACACAGAGGGAGAACATTAAACGTTTTAAAGCGATCCACTAATCTTGGCCCAAAACGTTTCTTAAATTCGGCTATGCCAAGATTCGATGTTATATGATACTTCTTGCCGTATTGCTGAAAAATCTCATACCGGGCATAAAGAAATTCATCAATAACTGAATCGAGGCTGGTACCATACGATTTTTGATTTTCCGTTTCCAGACCGATATCATTCAAGCAGATATTAAAAGGATTTGGCTTAAATCCTTTGGATTGATTCTCATTGTAAGTGTACAAGTCAATATGCCCATGGATTTTATAATAATTCATCATTTGAGTAACAGACAAGTTTTCAAAAGCATTGGGGTTACAAGTAAGTTTCAAATAATCTGCAAAAATCTGCATCAACATTGTTTTCCCGGTGCCAGGTTCACCAACAAGCAAAAGATTCTTATGAACCTTGTAATTCTCTTCCGGAAACACATTTTGAGCATACTGACATCCGTTGAAATAGTACAGAAGAAACTGAATTAGTTTAGAGTTGTTATCATCAACATCAAATTTTCTAAACTCCCGTTCCGTATAATCCGTACCAAGGTTAGAAATTAAATTCCAATGGCTGTAATACTCTTGCGTATCAGTTAAGTCATATTCAGAAACGTTCTGAATACTTTCTTTGTGCCTTTGTATCAGATTCTCTATCTGTTGGAGCGTCAGCTTGCGCTTGCCGGCTTCCTTCTCCATCAAATTTTGAAGCTTGCTTGATAGATTCTTTTCCTCTTCCGTCATGGTCTAATTCATTTTTTCGATTTTCACGTATGCGATCCAGTATCCAAAGGTTTGCTTTGGAATCCCACCGTTCAATTTTCACTCCATTGGCATTCTTCCACCCTATCGAGTCAAAGTGATTAAAGAATATTTCTGCTTGCTCTTGCCAATCATCTAAACGTTCCGGAGCATTTTGCTTTATGAAGTGTTGAATAACCTCATCAAGCGTAGGAGATATAAATTCTTTTGCGACTCTTTTAGGTTTCTCCGGTTTAGAGGGTGGGAAAAGCTCGCCAGAGCTACTTTCTTTCTTACCCCCTTTAGGGGGTTCTTTCTTTGTCTTTGTCTCTGTCTTATATTCTTCTTTAGGGGGTATGGGGGAGCTTTCTTGAAAAGGTGTCCCTAAAGGGTACCCTAAAGGTATCCCTAAAGGATACCGTAAAGGTGGTATATTTTGCATACCTTTTTGTACACCTTTTATAGAATACGTTGATTTATTGCCTCTTCCATTGCCTTGTTTACATTCAATAAGACCTGCTTGAACTAATCTATTTCGGGCGGACTTGAATACTTTTACAGACACTCCCACGTCAGATGACACCTTTGTATCACTACGTGTCCAGTTATCCTCCCAGCCTAAACGATTCGCAATTTTTAGCAAGTAAAAATAAAGCCTCGTTTCACAGCAGGAAAATTGCCAGCTTTCGTCAAGTTCCCAAAACCTATTGATAAGTTCAATATAAGTCATATCAATTTATAATAATTCCGTAAGACATTGTTTATATAAGGTTGAGGGTCAGCTTTCAGATAATAGCAAACGCTATTAATGAACTCAATCAACCCATGACAAACGACATATACACTGCCATATTTCTCAACTAACGCCTGCCATTCTTTTTGCCCATCAGACTGCGTTCCGGCACGTTTACCTTTTACATGTGGAGTTTTCATCTCTATGCAAAGACTGCTCTTACCACCGCGAGGAAAAAGCAGAATCAAGTCAGCAACACCAGCGATGGCACCTTCATATTTACGCATAGCACCGCTTTTCTTTGTCCTGACGCCGCCGTTTGGTATAGCAAAGAGTAGAGGGCCGACATTGGGAAACGTTTCTCTGAACCAAGTTACACAAATGTGTTGTATCTTGGTTTCAGAATATTTCACCTCCATTTTACGAATATCTTCTTCAGTCATTTTTCTGCTTGTTTTTTGAAATCGTAGCACATTCATTTAGAAGGTCAACGATTTGTTTACACCTGTTCCTGCAACCGACAAAGGATATTATGGTTTCCCATTCAGGACCGAACAACATTTCTTTCTTGTATTCCTGAATATGAGTTCTCTGTCCATTTATAACTAATCTAAATGGCTTCATAATTTATCCCTAAACAAGTCCATTGCAAGATTCACCATATTCTCTTCTACTTGGTCATCCGTTCCGGTTACACCGTTAGCAATGTTCTTCTTTGTTTGAATTACATCATACATATACTTGTCAATAGTATCCTTACCTAAGAAGTAATAGCAGTTAACATTGTTCTTTTGACCGTTACGGTGTGCTCTATCTTCTGCCTGTTCGCAATCACTGAAAGTCCAAGGGAACTCTATAAAAGCAACACGACTGGCAGCAGTCAAAGTAAGCCCGGTACCGCCCGATTTGAAATTCAGAATAATCAGTTTACAATCCGGATTATTTTGGAAAGAGTCAACGGCATATTGCTTTTGGTTGACACTATCGGAACCCGTTACAGTAACAGCTTTAGGAAATTCCTTTTTCAGTTCTGCTACAACTTCTTTCAAGTAACCGAAAAGTATCAGCTTCTCACCACCGTCGATAACATCATGGACAAATTCACAAACAGCCTTGATTTTACCTCTGGCAGATATCTGCTTTAAAAGCTGCATCTGCACCATAACGGCACCATTCATTGATTTCTGCACTTGTTCATCCGAAGCGTTCTTGTACTTCTTCAAGTATTTTACCATATCAGCCTCGGCAGCCTTATACTCTTTGGTGGTAGTGATATCAACTGTCAAGTATTGACGAGTCTTGTCCGGAAGTTGTGTAAGCACCTTTGACTTCTCACGACGAAAGAAGCAAGTATTCCATAGTCGCCAATTCAGCTCTTTAACGTTGGATGCCTGTTTGGGACCATCACAATATCTTTCAACATACCGGCTATAACCTCCAAAGTCCTCTAATCGACCTAATATTTTTAGCTGTTGTAGCAAGTCTGTATTATTGTTAACAACAGGAGTACCGGTCAATGCGAATATATAACGTTTACCTTTGCAGATACCTTCAACATATTTGCTCTGTTGAGTTTTACTTGATTTGCATTTATGAGATTCGTCAATGATAACAGACCTAAACAGAGAGACACGCTGATCGAAAGCAATACTTTTCATTGTAAGCTTGGATTCCTTATTTACAGCTTTTACAAAAAATTTATTAAGCGATTCATAATTAGTAATGAACACCTCACAAAGTGGGTTGCCATCAGACTTTTTACACTCATAAAATGATTGCCAGGACTGTCGGTTTCTGTCATCAAGGATAATCGAATTCATACCTGCGAACTTCTTAAACTCACGCTGCCAGTTTACTTTCAACGCAGCAGGGCAAATTACAAGTACTGGAAAAGACTCACCATAAATGGGCGCTTCCTTATGTGCTTTAACAACTGCACATATGGCTTGCAATGTTTTACCTAACCCGGGCTGGTCTCCGAAAAAACAGCGTTTGTGCTCTATTGCATACTGTACTCCTTCAAGTTGATACTCGTAAGGTTGAAGTAACATATAGTGTTCACCGACAAAAGGTTTCATCGGAGGAATATCATAATTAATATCTTCAGTTACCTCACGTTCCTTGACAGTAGAACAATAACGCATCTGAACAGCCCATTGCGCAAAAGCTCTCACATACCAATTCGCATCACGTCCAATAGGATAACGCGTATCATTGATACTAACAAGCCACGCCCGGTCTGTTCCGTCATAGCGTGGCTTACTTGGTATCATCTTTATGACCTCGACCAACTTTGGGTGATACTCGAACTGAATCCGGTACAGATTGGGCGTCTTAGTCACATAAATTGGTTTCATGAAGCAGGTTCTAATACTAATTCATGATGTTCAACTGTTGAACATATCCCGTTATCTTCACCATCTTCATTCATTGCATCAGCAGCTTCATCAACCTTGTCAAACGGATCCTCACCATCTTTAAATTCAAATTCCCTTTGAATCTCCGAACATTTATTCTCTGTAACATAAAGCTCTGCTTCATACAAGAAATTATAAACCGCATCACGAAACTCCTCACAATGCACATACGATTCATTGTCCGGATCGAAACCGATACCAGGAGAACAAAGATTAAGGACTTTGCTCGTCATAAGGGTTCGCTTACCTGTCAACACACAAACCTCAAAAGAAGAATCACCACCAATGCTAACGCCGGTTACATTGAACTTTTTGAAGAACTCATCTTCAAGACATGACTCTGGACGTTCCCAATTAATGTACTGGGATTCTTTCTGTTCTGTAATATCGACAATGTAGGGTATGAGCTTGTTTAGCGAATCCTTCAAATCCGGATGAACAGGATTAATCCCCTTGAAAACAATATCGTTTCCTTCCTTGTCTGCATAGACCACTTCAAGACATCCCTTTTTGGTCAATTTTGCTTTTGAAATATTCAAATCCATTTTAATTAAACTTTGAGTTAATACTTACCTATGCAGGTATTCATTAATAAAATCTTTATAGTACTGGTCAACAGGCAATGGCAAATTGATTCCTAATTCGGTGGCAGCATCAGCCTGAACCTTATCCATGAAAGTTTTCATTTGGATCGTATTCAATTTAGAAGTACTTCCAACAACCGAAACAATATTTCCATTCATACATATTTGCCGTGGAAGAAACTTCCGGCAATAGTAATCATGTACATCCAACTTATCCGTGCCTGTCTCCCTCTCAATACAGGCAAACCACAGCCACATGAGCGCGTTCTGCGACAGGGTACGTGGTTCTACCTTTCTCTTGATGCTTACAGTGTAAGTTCCATTCTTGAGCGTGGAACAGAGGTAGTCAAACGACTTATCCATTGTGACTACCCCATTTTGTTTTGTTAGAATAGCTTCTGCCATATCTTAGAATGGTAAATCATCAGGCGGTGGTATCTGTTGATATGGCTGTTGCTGATATGCAGGCTGCTGTACTTGTTGTTGCTGTCTCTGTGTAGGCTGTTGCGTTGGTAACGGTGGTGGTACAGGAGCAGCCTGTTGCTGAACTTTCGGTGTAAGCATCTCAATACTATCAACAAAGACTTCAGTTATGTAACGTTTAACTCCTTTGCTATCGTCATAGTTACGAGTGCGTAACTTACCTTCTATATACAACTTATCTCCTTTATGGACGTACTTCTCAACTATTTCAGCAGTCTTATTCCAAAAAATAAGATTATGCCATTCTGTACGTTCCGGCACTTGGGTTCCATTTTGTAAGGTGTACGCCTTATCTGTTGTGGCAAAAGATAAAGAAGCTACTTTCGCTCCACCGTCCAATGTTCTCACATCCGGGTCTTTACCGGCACGTCCTATAAGAATTACTTTATTAACACTCATTTTCCTTCCTCCCTTATAGTTACACGAATACTATCCGCTTTAGTTGATGTTTTTAAATATTGAGAATATAGTTCCGGGTGATCTTCCTGAAACTTCTTTGCATCAAAACTCTTACCCGTTGAAGAGGGAGTATAGCTAACACGCAGCCGACCGGCATCCCATGATTTAACACCGTTCTCACGCATGGCACTTTTAAGCTGTTCCTTATAACCTTTCTGCACTTCAGCGATATAACTCGCCTGTTCCTCTATATCAATAATAGTATTTACTAATTGCATAGGAATAAGCAGCTTCTCATCGGCTGGAACAGGAGCATTAGGTAAGAACTGTTCACCTTTAATCTCACACTCCAGTAATCTCTTAACCTCTGCATCCGGTTTACGCTCAATCTCAACCAATTCAGATTTATCACCTCGTAGCCAAATTCCAAACAATTTATCAACTTTAATTAGTGGATTTTGAAGTTCAAACAAATAGGCATAAATTGATAACTGCCAACTCAAATACTCACGGTCAAGACTTGCAGTAGTCTTGATGTCGCCAAGGCTGATTTTCTCGTCCTTTTCCCAAACACAATCAATATTCGATGCAAAATATTCATTATCTGAAACAGTGTACTCATTGGCAAAAGCCTTATATCCGGCATTTACTCTTTCCCTGATATAATTAATAGCTTCAATACTCTCGGGTGGTAATCCTGTTACATCAGCAAACTGGCATTGTCCATGAATACGACTGCCTTTTTCAGCAGCTTTTTTCAATATGTATTCTGGAATATCCCTATACTTATTGGGAAATAGTTGCCGGTTTATCATTCCGGTAATACCTTTCAGTTGCTTTTCACCAAGAAAATATGTGTGGTTCTCTTCTGAGAAAACCACACTCGATTTAACCAACTCTATCATGATGCAGGATAAATTTTGCCCATTTCCATACAAGCATTTACAAACTCTTTATCATTTTGCATAGCCGGATTACCATACCATACTTTTTCAAGTTCAGTTCTGCTTTTGACAGCAAGCATGTCAGCAATAGCCTTTTTCAGTTGGGCACTAGTATAAACTGGATTCTTCATACTAGCCAGTGTTTTTGCAGGCTGTTGCGCGTCTTCTTTATCGTGAGTGTTAGTTGCATCACTGTCTTTTGTATCATCAATGCAAAATAGACCGTTAAGAGCATACTTTCTTGCATAAGAAGATGAGGCTCCGGTAATTTGGCTGCCATCCATTCCCTTCTTTGTTTCCTCTTCTCTCGCAAAAGCAGTCACTATTTCTTTTTCCCCTTTTTCGTTGGTTAAAGTGGCAGTTGCTTTTACATAAATTCTATTGCCTACTGGCACCATCTCATCACTGAGAGTTAACGAACACTTTGTTTCAGTCAGAATAGGTTTCACTGACTCAAGAATATCCTCACAACTACGGTATTTGTAACTACCGAACTTATTAAATTGCCCTTTCGGGGCTTTCAGCTTTTGCTGAATGGTTACTAATTCTTTCATAATTCTGAATTAATAGTTTGACTTTTAGTTTATTACATCAGTAAAGGTAATCGTTATTGACAAGTTTAGCAAACAGAAACTTCGCCATTTTAACGCCATTTTCAGGTAGTTAAAAACTGCCTGTACGGTATTGTACAGGCAGAAAAATAAGAAAATGAATAATCCAATGTACCTTATGGAACGGCTACGCTTGAAGGGTGTACGGCTCCCTGATTTATACATAATGTAAATGCTAGTGGACGGAACCGGAGTCGAACCGGTCTCACGGAATATTGGTGCACCTCACCGTAGTTTCAGCCAACGATATACATATCCGCCCGATTAATTAAAAAGGTGCACTATCTTCACAGACCGTACACCCCAATCACAAACACAAAACAAAACTCATGAACTACTATAATTTAATAGGATCAAAAGGGTGAATGGCGTGGGGCTCGAACCCACATCACGCATATCTGCGTATGCTGCCAATTACACCAGCCATCCGTTTCAAGTGAACTATTCTCACGAACCATTCACTTAGAACACAAACACAAAATAAAACACGACATTAACTATTAAATAGCACTCTCACGAGCTTCTTGCTTCCGGATAGCCGTTCAAAGCACACCGGAATAGTATAGAACAATTAAAACTCAAATAACAGGGGCTTTAACCCTACAGCGTCCTTTTCGCTGGTAACATTAGTTAAACATAAAAAGAAAAATTCTCTGTGAAGGAACCCGGACTCGAACCAGGATGACAGATTACCTATGTATGACTTTCTTCAATCTATCTGCATACTTGCGTCTACCAATTCCGCCATTCCTTCAGGTCGTAGCCAGACGCTTCCGGCTACATTGATTGAATTGTTATTGATACAAACATAATTTTCCCCCTCACGGGTTACTTAACTCTGATTGAGTTGAGCCGGGAAACGGATTCGAACCGCTGACCTCATGTAGAAACATGCGCTCTAACCAACTGGGCTATCCCGGCAGATGCCCGGCGAACCGGGCTAAATAAACATGACAAATACTAAAATTAAGCAATGCAGACCTTCACAGGCTATCTTTATTTTGTTTCCTATCTTCGTAGTATCGAAAACAGATATAATTCACTGATACGACAGTCACCAATACAAAAGCAGCAATAAATTCTTTCTTGCTAACTTCAATGCTATCTACAAGATACAGTGTTGTCCATAAGGCAATGAACATCATGGCATACTGTATCACTTTAATCTTTTTCATTTCTTCCGTTTTTTAGATTTAACTTTCCTTCCCGCACATCGGCAATGAAGTAATACTTGAGCAGCATTACAATGCCACTTGCCGTTTTGGACATTAGTGGGCTTATCACTTTCAATCTTACCCGCTTCTATAAGATTCATCAATTTCTTTTCCCCACCCACATAATACGCAGACTTATCTTTTCCAAACGTTTCTGTAGAAAACAGACGGAGAATATTATCTAGCAATATTTCAGCCATTTCACCTCTGATCATCTCAACAAGCAAGATAGTTATGCAATTCTAGTTACTATAAACTGCATATTTTTTACATCTGACTTTGTTTTCCAAGCCATTCCTTCAGCTTTTTCTTTATAAAGCCGAGCATTCAATGTATTAGTTACAGACGGTTTCTGAACGATAGGAAATACTTCTATTGCACCAACATCCATACTCCGTAATACATCAATTACGTTACGTCTCTGAATATCCTTTTCCATACTGATTATTAGTTAGTTAATAGTTTTCCCCGCTCCAAGATTATTCGCTAATAAAAAAGGAACGGGGTATTTTCTTATTTTTGAAGTGTCAAATCAAAAAACAAGAAAATGAACAAATTTATTGAGATTACCGAAAACGGTAAACGCATCCTTATCAATCTAGGATGTGTTATTAAAATTGAGGACCATAGAAAACAGTGTATCCTACATTTCATTGATGGAACACCGCCATTAACAATCACTCTTGCTTATGAGAGTTTGAAGTCGATTCTTCAGGATCCCAATCATTCAATCTATGGGTAATTCGCTTAATGGGAATGCCAAAGAAAGTTATCACCTTGTAGCTTTCAAATACTTTCACGCAATCCCTGATAGGTTTCCCTCTTCCCCTATTGATGTCGCCTATCTCTCGAAAGGCGACATCTTTAATTTCAATTATTGCTTTCATATCTCTTTTTTATTGCATCCAACTTATCTGAAAATGCTTGTAAGGCATTCATTAATATCCGGAACATTCCGTATGTAAATAGAGCACTTACCGCACCGAGAACAAATGAAGCTGTTCTTTCTTCAAAATCACTCAACGTAAATGTTGTAATAAAAAAGTAACACGAAGAAACAATAGAAGCGAGTAACATAAGCACCGCCCCTAATATTATTCCAACTATTACAAACTGGAAAAACCTTGTCATAACTCTATATTCTTTAATTAAACATTGAAGCGATGGGCGGATTCGAACCGCCGACCTCTGCTTGTGGTGCTCTTCCGTTAAGCTAAGAGTATTTCTTGAGAGACTCGAACTCTCAACCATCCACCACACACAGCGCTCTAACCTGCCTGAGCTACATCACCTTTATATACATAAAGCAAATACCTCGATTTGCCGACAAACGTCTAACTGATTTAGTTTTACAACGATACGGCTTGACCATTAACCACAGCATTATATCGTTGAGAAGCCCGCCTACGTCAGTAATCCCTTTCGGCATGTGTCGGCTTCCAAAACACCATTTTACCAATATGTCAAAGAACTCTTCTCTGTTGTTCCCAGTCTCCCTTCAAGGGCAGGCTCAAAGACCGGACTGGGTACCGGATAACCGGCGGTTTGGTTTGACTTTAGTGAGGGTTAGAGAATACTTTGGTTGTTCTTCAAAACTATGTCCATTAAGTTTCGTTGCGATTCAATAAATTTCTTCAAATCATCACATTGGGAAACTTTCTCTCTATAAAATCCACGTTCTGATTCTAAATCTCGTTTGAGTTTTTCATTCTCACCTCTCAAAGAGCTGATCAACGCGTCTCGTTCTTCAATCACAGCTTCATATTTGTCTCGCTGTATTTCTAGTTCGGTTCTTTTATCCATTGTTGTATAATTTGATTAATCTCCGACGTAATGTGCACCGTAATGAGTACTATTTGGGTTGTAGTAAGCGGAAGCGGGAATATTAAGGTTATTATATTCCTTGCTAGGTGTAGCTTTGGCAGTCTTGCTCATAGCTTCATGTCTTTCAGCTAAAAATTTATCAGTTCTTGATTTCACTGCTTCCGGTGAGAAACTTTCTTGGAGTTTTGCGAAGCTCCATGCAGATTTTAAACACTCTGAAAATGTTTTTCCACCCTTCTTGTAATTGCGGTGTGCAGACTTCATTATTTGTGATAAATTGTAGCTCATAATCGTTATTTTTTAATTGGTTTTATCAATCAATTTTTGTATGTTTGTATGATTGATTGATTTATGATGCAAATATATCCTCAAATGTGGATATATAAAAATTTAAAACCTATTTTATATCCCCATTTGTGGATATTTAACTTTTGATTGATTATGATAAACAGAATTAAAGAAGTAATAACCTATTCAGGGCTATCAGAGAGGGGATTTGCTATTAAGTGTGGATTAAAGCCCACAACTATTAATAATCAACTGATAGGAAAAAGAGAAATTAGCCTTGCAACAATAATAGCAATTTCATCCTCATTTGAGGAAATTTCCGCAGAATGGTTGTTAAGAGGAACTGGTTCCATGCTCATTCAAAAAGAAGAAACAGAACCAGGAATGGACAAATTGAAAAGTATTGTATATACCATAGCCAATTTGCAGGATGAAATCAATGAGAAGACAATGCTTACCCAACGGCTTTTGGAAGAAAACCAAAAATTAAAGGGTGAACTGGCTATGTTGAAGAACGAACGAAATGTAGGATAAGCATGACCAAAGAACGATTAATTGAAAAGAAAATATATCTAGAACGTAGAAAAGCTCAAAAACGAAATAAACGAGAATCTGCTGCGAAAGGTGTCTTTCCTAGAATGAATATATTTGTATTTACAAGCTTGATTATATTCCTCAAAAAAAAGGGATTTATTTCAAAAGAGTATATCAATAAATCAATTATTGTTCCAAGACATTTTTCATTTGAAGACAACAGTGATGACAGCATTACTTTTTTTAAAATCATGTTATCTTCCTATTTGTTAAGTGATGATTCTATTCTAATTGATTTCTCTGATTGTGAATATATTGACATCCCCAATGCAATGTTCCTTGATATTATTATCAAAGA